ACCAAGGCGCTGCATCAGCTACCGGCAACCAAGGCGCTGCATCAGCTACCGGCAAAGAAAGCATAGCTCTTGCTGCCGGAAAGGATTGCAAGGCAAAGGGAGCATTAGGATGCTGGATTGTGCTTACAGAACGTGGAGAATGGGATGAGAACACTTATCCTATCATTTCAGTCAAAGCGTTCAAAGTAGACGGTAAGTCAATCAAAGAAGATACATTCTATACTTTAATAAATGGAGAAGCAGTGGAAATGAAATAGCAATTTCATTCCAGCCGCATCAAAGGTAGTGCTATTACCGTACTAAAAGCCGTGAGAGAAGCGAAGTGCGCACCGCTTCCCTTTAACCTTGTACGGGCGGTTTAAAAACACAATACAATGGAAAATGAACTTGAAGAACTGTACAAGGAGCTGAACGAAGTCAAAGCTTGTGATTTGGAATATCTTCCCAAATACGGCTATTCTTCAAAAGAAGAAATCATTCAGCTTATAGAGGAAGATATTGAGGAGTTGCGCGCAGAACTTGAATGTAGTCAATATGATTATACACCTGACGAACTCGAAGACGAAAGGATGTTTCTTTGCGTTAGTCAAGGGATGCCAAGACATTGTTAAATTATCAACATTATGGAGAATAACTTAGATTTATACAACCGCGTCAGAAAAGTCCCCCAAGAAGCTATAAAAAGTATTGCTGCGGGAAGATTGAAAGGTATGTCTGATATAAACCCTATGTGGCGCATAAAAAGGCTTACCGAAGAATTTGGAGTGTGTGGTTTCGGATGGAAATATGAAATCATCCGAATGTGGAACGAAAATGGCGGAAATGGAGTAATATCCAGTTTTGTTCACATAAACCTATTTGTAAAAATGAACGGGGAATGGAGCGAGGCTATACAAGGCATCGGCGGTTCTTCATTTGTGACAAATGAAAAAAACGGTCTCTATACATCGGATGAATGTTTCAAAATGGCCTTAACGGATGCCATATCAGTGGCTTGCAAAGCATTAGGAATAGGGGCTGATGTTTATTGGGATAAAGATTCGACAAAGTACAATCAAACAAGCATACAAGCGACGCCTGTTACAGACAATCGAAAGTTGCTTAACAAAGAACAGTTTAACGACGAGAAGCTGATGGAGTGGATATATAAATATTTGACTAAAGCCAAAAATGAAGGCAAACGCCTTTCTCTCGTAAACCTTGTAAATGAAAGTTACAAGGTTGCCCAAGAAGATATAAGTATCATATCTGCCAATTACGAACAATACAGAATTAATAATAACCTACCATGAGTAAAGAATTATCAATTAGCAAAATTCCGGCTACAAAATCAGAACAGGAACAATTAGCTTCCCTTTTTATCCAAAAAGTACTTGATGGAGAAATCAGTGCCATAGAAGCCGTTATTCAAATGAAAAGCATCGGTGAATCCATATCTCTTTTTTTGAAAAACAATGATATAAGAGAAGCAGTAATCAAGGAAACGGAAAAATACGGAAAAGGCGAAACACCGTCATACAAAGGAGCCGTTGTTCAAGTAAAAGAGACATCTGTGAAATATGATTTTGCAGGATGCAATGACATTGTTTGGGATAAACTGAACAAGGAAAAGAAAGAAGTGGATGAAAAGATAAAGCAACGTGAAAGCTTCCTTAAGCTTGTAAATACCAATAAAACGGAAATAGATAAAGAAACCGGTGAGATATATACAATATTTCCGCCTGCGCGTTCATCTACCACATCTTATGCTATTACATTCAAAAAACAATAGTTATGTATCGAATAAGTGTCACTTCCTTAGAAGCCTTTCGGCGTTTCAGAGACAAACATTCCATATGGGATACAGAAGAACGCCTTCTTAATGTTCTTGCGGGAATAAAAGAGCCTAACGCTTATACGGCAATAGGCTCTTGTTTTCATAAGATAGTAGAAACAGGGAAAGCAACATATGTGGGAAGAGGGATATTCGAGCAGGAGCAAGAAGGGGCTATTGTCAGGTTTAACAGTAAAGCCGTTGAAAATGCCATTTTTTACCGGAATAAATTTCCTGATGCCCAACATGAGGTACACGGCGGTAAAGACTACCATTCTTCACATTTTGATATACATGTACATGGTTATGCGGATTTAAAATATGCCAAAGTAATTCGGGATATTAAAACAAAGTACTCCACACCGCATACGGAAGATTATACAAAATCATGCCAGTGGACTTTTTATCTTGATATTTTTGATTGTTCCATTTTCTACTTTGATTTATTTCAGTTCGAGGGGTATAAACGTAACATGCTCACCGATGTGACATCTACAGGTTTTATCCTTTACGAACCTATTGAATGTATTCGAACAGATTTGTCTGAAAAATACAATCAAGGTATAGTGGAAGATTTCTGCAAGTATATACATACAAATAACCTATACCACTTGTTGAAAACGAAAGAAGAACTTTATCAACTTTAAAATATTGATTTTATGATTTTAACAGGAAGTATTTGTCTTAGTGACATTCCCCGTGAGCAAATGAAGAAAGTAATCTGCAAAGACGGGAAAGAGAAAATTTATTTAAATGTGGCGGTTATCGAACGCAAGGAACCTTCACAGTTTGGGCATACCCATTTTATTACTTGTGCCCCAAAACAAGAAGAACGCAAAGAAGGCATACAGTATATTTTTGGAGATTTCAAGGAATATAAGCCCGTTCAGAGCAGCCCCACACCGGAACAGATTGCGGAAGCTCCGGGATTATCCCCGCAAGATGATTTACCATTCTAAAATATTATGCAATACGACCTATCCAACCCACTCCACAAAGAGCAGTTCAAAATGCGATGTAACTATCTCTTCTCAAAGGGTTGCATTGTGGAACTGACGGAAAAGAAGCCTAAGAGGACAACGCAGCAGAACAAATACCTGCACACCCTTTTAGGCTTCTTCGCTTGTGAGACGGGGAACACGCTGGAATACGTAAAACAGAACTATTACAAAAAGTTAGTAAATCCTGCAATATTCACCCGTAAGATTAATGATAAGTTTTTGGGAGAAGTGGAAGTTTTACGTAGTTCCACTGATTTAGATACGGCAGAAATGACAACGAGCATTGAGCGTTTTCGTAATTGGGCGAGTGCCGAATGCGGTGTTTATCTTCCAGGTCCTGATGAAGAGAGGTTATTGCAATTAATGGAGATTGAAATGGACAGAAACAAAACGTTTATTTAAAATAGAAAATTATGCATACATGGTTTGAGTGTAAAATCCGTTATGAAAAAACAATGGAAAACGGAATGAACAAAAAAGTTACCGAACCTTATCTGGTAGATGCACTCAGTTTTACGGAAGCGGAAGCACGTATCATCGAAGAGATGACACCGTTTATTTCAGGAGAATTTACGGTATCGGACATTAAACGTGCCAACTACAGCGAACTGTTTCCATGCGAAGAGGAAGTTGCCGACCGTTGGTTCAAATGCAAGCTGGTTTTCATCACATTGGACGAGAAAAGCGGTGCTGAGAAAAAAACGTCTACTCAGGTATTGGTACAGGCAGCCGACTTACGTGATGCGGTAAAGAAGCTGGATGAGGGCATGAAAGGTACAATGGCCGACTACCAAATTGCATCGGTAGCGGAAACCGCCATCATGGATGTATATCCGTATGAGCCAAACGAGACTGAGGATGATAGTAATACAGAAGTATCCCGATTTATCAATAGATTCCCAGAGGGACAGTGTACAGAGGTCACAATTGGCGGCAAATCGGTTATTATAGATAAGACCGGAAATAAACCAAAAGTCATTCCGAACGACAGTATAGAAAGTGAGGCTAAAAATGAATGATTATATCCCGGATTGGTATATCCCTAACAAATAACCATAATTATTAACTAAACGCCCTCTGCTCACGCAGAAGTCCCGTGAAAGGTTCGGGTTAAGTGATTTAATTTCAGCTAACAGTTAACTATCCCGGTGTGGCTTGACCGCCTATCCGGGAACTATTTGTTAACCTGCCTGCTCGGTCTGTGAAGATATGGCGGGCAAACGGGGAATATGGTAACGTTGAACGTATTGGGCGGTTATTCTTTTTGATTGCTAATTATTTTGTTTTAAAATTAGTATTAGTTATTCATTAGTTTATTATCCTTTACCATCCAGCAAAATAACGTGTTCTGTTCGATTCGGAACTTCCCCACTAACTACAACTCATTATGAAACTTACAATAACCAAATCCGAAGGCGCAATCATTCAGAAGCTTATCGAAGACCGAAAGTCAGACATTCATAATATTGGAGGTGACAGCAAGCAGGCAGAGCGTCTAAGTAAACTGAACAAGAAGATTGCAAGGCAGATAAAGAAACAATACAAGACATGAGTCCTTACGTAATAACTTCTGCGGTTCTTATTACCTATGACGGAAAGAAGATACCGTTGGAAAACATAGAGAGTGAAATAATAACCCGACCCATCCAGTTGACTAAGGAGAGGATACTTGATGCTTTCTCCATGATGAAAGATAAGCCGGTGGATGTGGAACTTAAAATCAAACATATATGAGCAATTATGTTACAGTTACGGCAGAGGTGGAATTTGACATGGAAGATTATATAGATGATATTCTTGAAAAATTGTCAGACGAAGAGTTAATTAAAGAGCTTGAGGACAGAGAGTTTGTTGTTTACGAAACAGCATCCTTACTTCAAATTGAATTTAACAATCCGACCGATTTGAAAAGGCATTTATGCGACATAGTTAATGTAGGCTATTGCATATCCAATGAAGAACTTATCAATGAAATAAAATTAAAACTACCATAATTTGCATGAGACATTTAGAAGACAAACTCCAAAAAGCTTGCGTGAAGTGGTTTGATTACACATATCCCAAATATAGACTAACTCTCCATCACTCTCCAAATGGCGGAAAACGTAATTCCATTGAAGCTGCAAAGTTCAAGCAGATGGGCGTTCGTGCAGGATTCCCCGATTTGATACTTCTTATACCGAATAAGTTTTATCCTTTCTGTGGGGTAGAATTAAAGACTAAAACAGGCAGGCAGTCGGAGAATCAGAAAGCCTATCAGAAGGAGTTTGAGAGTATCGGCGCCAAATATGTCGTTGTTCGGTCACTTGATGAGTTTATAGAAGTGGTAACAGACTATTTAAAAGAAATGTAATGTTTAATGAAAAATAAAAATACAAGTGTTATGGAAATAGAAATAAAAATCAACATCCCAGAAGAAGGGAATAATATTATTGATAAATCAACCTTTTCACTCTCTATAGTGGGAATGCCTATTAAAAATCGGGAAGCATTGAAAACACTCCCCGATAAAATAAGGCAATCGTTTATTGACAGCGTAGAATTATTGACAAACAATTCTGTTTCTGACAGATTTATTAATTGCATAGACGGAATTAAGAATGCACCGCTCGCTCCGGTGCAAGCTCCTCAATGTAATGAATGAAATATTTACAAATAGTGTGATACTTTTGGAAGTCAACTTTACACTTATGATTATCAAATGAAATTCCCGAAAAAGAAAGTTCCATAAGTTCTTTTGCTTCATCCAATAGCGGAAGCGTCTTGTCATAAGAGTATATAAGGTGGATAAGTTCTCTTGAAAGGTCTTTCATTTCAGGATAGCTAAAAATATCGTTTTCATCATATTCTCCTTTGACTAATTTTGCCTTTTCAATAAGCTCTTTTGCTTTTTCGATGTAAAATTCTTTAGTTTTCATTATTCTTAATTTTTGAATTGACGACACAAAGTTAAGAAATCCCGTGAATGATTGGGTTTGTTCACGGGAACTATAATTATTTGGCGTTTTCCTTTGGCATTTTGATTTGAGTGTGTATCTTTGCAACGTTTTCCCGCCAAGAAAACATTTACATATTAGTGATTGAGGTGGATTTTTTATATCCATTTGACTGCTTATATCTGCAAAGATAAAAGGCTGTTCGCTACTCTTGTAGGCTACTTCATTCACTGATGTAGTGTTTCTTGGCGGAAAACAGAGGGCGAACAGCTTTCTTTATATCTATAACTCAAATTCTAACTACAATGCCAAGAAACTTAGAATTAGAGAATGGGCGAATAATATGTACCCCACAATCTACGTTAGTTGCTAACGAGAAAGCAACAACTCTATCCTTATCTTCTTCAACCGAAGAAATCAAACGTTATTTTAAAGCCATTTTGGAACTTTCAAAACTGGATATTCCCTATCCCGTTAACCTTGATAGTTGCTGGATGCTGTGCTATTCTGCAAAAGAAAAAGCAGTGCGAGCTTTAAAGGAAAATTTTATAGAAAGTGTTGATTATCAATTTTTAGCCCAAAATGGCGAAAACTCAAAATGCGGCAGACCATCAATAGAATACTACCTCTCCGTTTCATGCCTTGAATACTTCATCGCCCGCAAAGTTCGCCCCGTATTTGACGTGTACCGTGAAGTCTTTCACAAGGTGAACGAGATTGCACCAAAGGTTGCCAAATCAAGCGCAGCCGACAAACGGAAAATCGCAACGCTTGAAAAGGAATTGGAGTTTACGAAAAAACTTCTCGAATGGACAAGGTGGAGTGAACGCAGGGAGATTGAGCTCAAATGCTCGTGCTTCTCTTTCTTAGTAAAGACGAAGCAGTACGATAAGTGGGCGGAATACAGAAGAACGGGTATAATCAAACCGTAAAGCCATGATTGAAATACTTATCGTGTTGGGTAGTCTTTTATCGGGCTACCTCACTTTCCGAAAAAAGGGAGAGAAACTTTTCTATTGAGTAAAATCTAAAAAAAATAAACAATAATATTTATGAGTGAATTAGTTTTTAAAGGTCAAAATGACCAAGTGCTAACCAATAGTATTTTGGTTGCTGAAAAGTTCTGCAAAGAGCCAAACGATGTAGTAAGAGCAATAGATAATTTATTGCAAAACGCTGATAATGAATGTGACGCAAAAGTTCGGGACATGTTCGTGGAATATACAGAAGATGTTCCACAGCCCAATGGAGGTGTAAAATCCGCAAGGCGATTTATAATGAACCGAGATGGATTCACTCTTTTAGCAATGGGGTTCACTGGTAAGAAAGCCCTAAAATTCAAATTGGAATACATCGAAGCTTTTAATACAATGGAAGAGGCACTGAAACGGCATCTTTCTTCCGCACAGATGTTCGCAATGCAGGCGAATATAAACCTCGAATACGAGAAACGGATAGGGAATGTAGAGAACGAGATTGCGGCGATGAAGAAAGAGCGAGAAGAAAACGGGAAACTGCTTTTATCTTTATCGTTATCACCGGAGGTAATACCTCAGTTGTCGATACGAGACAATATCCGACAATTGGTAAATAGATACGCAGAGGCGACAAATACTTCTACTCGGGATGTGTATCACAAGATATATAACCAATTGTATTACCTATATCACATATCAATAAACAACTATAAGAAAGTAAGGCGTGACGAATCAAAGCTTGAAATTGCAGAAAGAAACCATTTCCTTGACAAAGTATTCAACATTGCGTCAAACTTAGTTCGTGAGGCTAATATATCATGCTAACATTAATTAATTATACTAAAAATGAAAACAGACGTAAGAACAGTGTACCATTGCGAACACTGCAATAAAATATCACTCAATAAAGGAGCTATGACGTTACATGAGGATAAATGTAAGAGAAACCCCGTTAATAGGTCTTATTGTATAGGATGCAAGCACCTCACAGTAGAGGATATAGAATATAACGATAAACCTGATAAATGTGATTATGATGAGTTCTCTCCAAGTGTAAGACCTCGCCGCAGATTTATATGCGATATAGACAACAAGGTAATGTATCATCCAAAAGTCAGAACGTTCAGAAAAGAGAAAAGAGAGCTGATATTTAGCATATCCCAAAAGCCTATGCCTAATGAGGTTGAAGAGTGCGATAATTTTGAAGATAAAATACCGGATTTCACTTTTTAATATGAAAACAATAAAGCAGCAATCAGAAGAGTATGCGTTGAAATATCCTTCCGAAATCCGAAATGAAATAGCGAAAGCATGGATAGACGGGAGAAACTCAATAAGGAAGAAAGATGTACTTGACCTCTATTTCGTAGAGGAAGAATACAAGGATATATTCATATACTGGCTCAACTACAAAAAAGAGAGGGGGCAGCCATACAAGCAGACCGGAGCAGAGGCATGTTACCGGAAGCTATTAACTCTTTCGGGAGGTGACAAGCAGATGATGATTGCAATAATAGAGCAAAGCATGAGTAATAATTACCAAGGGTTATTTCCACTAAAAGACAATGGGAACAGAAATCACACTAACAAGCAAGGAAATAGCGGTTCTATCTTCCAGGCAGCTGATTGCTATCTGCAAGAACATCAGTAATGAGATAACTTCCATAAGCCAAGCGATAAACGCACCTCCCATACAATTATCACAATGGAGGAAAGATAACGAAACCTGCATAAAGGCGGTTCTTGTAAAGTTCATAGAAGGTACTCTGTTGTTTTACGGCCGTAGCCGCGAGGATATGAATGACTATCAAGTAGCATCCATTGTAAACTCTATCCTTGACAAGTATTATTATTTCAGAATTGAGGACGTTTGCCTTTGTTTTAAACGGGCAAGGGAAAACTCATCATACGGTGGATTTTATGGCAAAATAGACGGTTCTGTCATCATGAGCTGGTTTGCCACTTACGATAAGGAGCGGGATGAAGTGATACACTCAATGCCGGAAGAAAAAATTAATGTTTTTACTGGAGAAGAGTATAGCCGAGAAGAGTACATTGAGATGTTGAAAGCTAAGATAGCCGGTGGAGACCTGTACGCAAACGAAGCATTGCGGCGTGTTGGTACATTCGAGCGTATAATGTTTGATAGACGTGGAGAGTATGCCAGTTATAAGTATTGGCGAAAGCATAAATTTGACAATAAAGTATGAGACTTACAATATGTTGGACGACAAGAGGCAGGCAAAGACGCTTTTACTATGATATATGCAAAAAGTTTGGCATATCGGATTACATGAGTGTTAATCATGAGACGCCATGCGATATAAGGGATGAAGATATGAAACTGTTGAAGGAATGCGAAAAACGAGGGTTTATCCAAATAAGAAACAAACGGTAAATAATCATGGACATAGAGATTGAAAAGAAAATCGAACAATTGGAGTGGCAGCGTGACAATGCAATGCGCATACGCTGCCCGTTGGTGGCAAGGAAGTATCAGCGCATGATTGATGAACTTGCAAAAGAGAGCAGAAACAAGAATATGAACAAGGCAGAACAGGCAAGGCAATGACTACCGACACGGCAAATCAGATAATCAGCAAATATGAGAGTCTTGTAGTTCTGTGCACCTACAACATATTGCTCACGAACGACATCTGTTGTGGGCAGGTTATCGAGTGTCTGCATGCGATGAAGAGAACGCCTTATTACAAACAGGCATTCAAGCGGTATTTGAATGATGCCGATAAGGCAAGAAAGGAATACGAGCGTACTGTAAACAGCGTTATCGGTTCAGACCGGAGCGAGTTTTTCGCCAACTGCAACGACAAGTACACGGAGGAAGTGAACAAGCACGTGGATATGCTGTATTGGCAGTTCAAGCAGGTTCTCGACGATAACGGCATATCCCATTCCGCAGAGATTGCAAGGTTCGAGCTTGCAAGGACATTGTGTGATTACGCCTGCATCCAGTTTGACGAAAGGATTAAAGAGCTTCGGAAGAAAGATGCACGGTTCAACGGGTTCACGTTGGAATATTTGAAGCTTTCAAATGTGGCAAGGATGATGAACCTTGCTTCCGACTGTTTGAAAATCGGGAAAACGGTCAATATGAACACAGAGCGGTGCACAGCAGCGTTTGATGTGCTGGTAAGAAAGCTGTCGGATGCGGATAATATTGCCAACGCGATAAAAGTTTAGTGAAATGAAACCTATTTATAACCTTATAACCCTCCTCATGGACTGGCTTTCGGTAGAGGTCGGAGCGGATGAAGAGTGGTTCTGAATCAAGACATCATGGTGCAAAATGTGTGTTTCGGAAGACAATCGGGAACGGAATAAAAGGAAGAAATGAAAACAGTTAAACTTTCCAATTTAAAAGTCGGCGACCTTTTCATCCATAAAGGAACGGTGTACGAGATTATTACAAAGAGTAAGTGGACTTCCCAATGTAGGTATCTAAATGATAAATATCGCTTCGGTGGTTGGTGTCAATACTTGTATTGTGATTTTAGTAATTACACAAAAGTGGAAATTTAATATTAGCATGTGGTAAATATAAGAAAATTAAAAGTCATTGATTATGAAACAGACAGTAGAAGAAGCAGCCCAAAGCATGGCTTACAATAAGATGCCAGATTGGGGAGGATTGCCAGCATTGGCGAAAAAATATTTTATAAAAGGTGCAGACTGGCAGGCAAAGCAATCTCCGTGGATAAGCGTTGAGGAACAGTTGCCAGAAGAAAATGAGAATATCATTATCATGTGCAAGCATGGCGCAATATTTAATGGCACATACTGTAATGGAGTATGGTTCTGTATGGACGGTTATATCAATGATATATACAAAGACAGTCCTATTTATACTTCAATGGGCAGTATACCTCCATTATGGGAGCCTGTGGCCTGGATGCCCATCCCCTCTTTCGAAGAGATACTCGAAGCCAACAAGGATGTGCTGGAACGGATTAAGGAGAAAGGAGATTGATTATGAAGATATATGGAATAATTAGAACAGTCTGGAACGGAAATAGTTATTCTTCCAATCCAGACGAAGATATATTTCTTTATTTGAGTAAGGAAGAACGGGATAAGAACATGCTCAAATGCGTTAGTAATGCTAATATTGAATACAACACTTTTGAAACAGAAACGGAGGACTAAACTATGAAATCAAAACAAGTATTATCAGTCGAACAGATGATACATTTGCAGGAGCTTGGACTGAGTACAAGCGATGGAAGCATGTGTTGGTGCTACGCTCTTTCTTATAAAAATGCAAAATGGGAACTTGAAATATATGAAGATGTAATTAATCAAAAACGAGATAGTGCATTTTGGGAAATAATTCCCACTTACACTTTGCAGGACATTCTCGACAAGCTGCCGACACTTATAATTATAAGTTCCGATTTTTATAAGATTTGCATTGAACCGTCTTGTGGATATTGGGATATATATTACTATAAATCTGATGCTACAGAACTTATCTCGAAAAAGTCTGAAAATATTATTGATGCGGCTTACGATATGTTGTGCTGGTGTATTGAAAACGGATATGTTGAAAAGGAGGGTAAATAATGAAAGCGAGAATAAAAGAGACTGGAGAGATTGTAGAGGTTGAAGGCTTATTCGACGTTGGGACTGCCTTAGTGAATGGTAGGTATTTCAAAGTGTCAGAACTCGACTTCTTTGATAATTTTGAAACTATTGATTGGGAGCAAAGGCGTTATGAATTGGCGAAAGCTGCTATGCAAGGGCGATTAAGTAATCAGTATGGAGATGTACTGGTTGGAGAGAGAGATTTTGAGGAGGTTGCTGTAAGTTCTGTGGAATTTGCCGATGCTCTTATTGCAGAATTGAAGAAAGGAGGTAAAGGATGAGAATGATAAAATTCAGAGGGAAACGCTCAAAAAACGATGAATGGGTGTATGGAGGATTAGTTTACCGATTGCCAAAACACCCCGAAATCATCACCAATGAATATATAACGCATCAGAACGGAGAATGTGAAGATAATTTTGCATTCTATCAAGATAGAAAGGAACCAATATGAAAAGTCAATTTATTCAAGACGTAGAGGCATTTGCTAAAGAAATGGCAGTACGCCTACCTAAGACTCACGAAGGTGGAATTATAATAATGGCTACCGATAACAATAACATAGCGAAGTGTATTATAGCCAAACCCTCGCATCGAAAAAAATTAGTTGAGCACATGCTAACTGATGAAAAAATACAAAGCGATGTTTTGGAAATTATATCAGAATACGATAGTGAATAACCCTCAAAACGGAACAGAAAGGAATAAAATGGAAAATGAAGAATATTTCTGTATTGATTGCGCAAAACAACTAGAATGTTGGGGATCTGACATTAAATTAGATGACCCTGATTTATGTATCCCTATAAACTGCATAGATTATCAAGATATGGATGAGCTTTTTAATTCATAACCGGAACAGTAATGAGCAAATCCATAAAAAAGAAAAGACCCTCTGGAGGGTCAAAAAGAATAATTCTTTTGTTTGAGATGGCTGTCTCCCATCTCTTACCATTGCGCCTTGATGACGACGAGTTCTATAGTTACTCCACCATTTCTTTACATGGTTTCAGATTTCACTATACAAAGTTCCAAGCATTGGCTTTAGAACATACTCGATTACGAATGGAAGAATGTAAATCAACCATTCAGGGCTTATATCTAATATCATAATTGTAAGTTATTTAATTAAAAATTAGCCCGTCACGCATAGGTGGCGCAAATATAGTAATAAAAATGATAATAGCATGGTTTTCTTGCGGTGTAACATCCGCAGTCGCTTGTAAAATAGCATTGAGCCTGTACGAAGATGTGCATCTCTATTACATAGAAACCGGTTCCTGTCATCCGGACAACGCTCGCTTTCTATCTGATTGCGAAAGATGGTACGATCAGCCTATTCACATTATCCGAAGCGGCAAATACACTTGTGTAGCTGATGTCCTACGGAAAGGTTTTATCAATGGTGCGCATGGTGCTGCTTGTACTCTTGAACTGAAAAAGAAAGTCCGGTACAAGTTGGAAAAGGAACTTGGTTCTTGGGACGGTCAAGTTTGGGGATTCGATTACGACCCTAAAGAGATAAACCGAGCCATCCGCTTTAAACAGCAATATCCTAATACAAAGCCGTTGTTCCCACTTATCGAGCGACAGATAACCAAAAAGGATGCGATGGGAATGCTTTGGAAAGCTGGTATTGAAATTCCGGCCATGTACAAGATGGGCTACAATAACAACAACTGCATCGGTTGCGTGAAAGGGGGAATGGGATACTGGAACAAGATACGGAAGGACTTCCCGGAAGTGTTTGCTCAAATGGCGCAGATTGAGCGTGATGTTGGAGCTACCTGCTTGAAAGATAAAGACGGGCGCATCTTCTTGGATGAACTACCAACGTGGCGGGGAGACCCAGTAGAAGAGATTATACCGGATTGCTCGCTTATCTGCCAGATAGAGTTTCAAGAGATAATCGACAGACAGGTAGAGCGAGTTTTGAAAGGAGAAATTAGTATTAATGATGTAGTCTGAAAAGCTCAAAACAGGAAAGAAAGGAGGCTGATATGGGAAAATACAGAATATACAGATACGGACTTTTCGACCACATTTTTGACGTTCAAGTGAAAAAGTGGTATGGATGGGTACTCGTTAAGAGGTTTAAGGCGGATGTGAGTTCTAACGACGCGATGATAGACAATATTTATTACTGTGAAATACTATCCAAGGAACTTTTGGGAAAATTGGAGGAGGAATTATGAAACCAAAACAAGTATTATCAGTCGAACAGATGATGCATTTGCAGGAGCTTGGGTTGGATACAAGCGATGGAAGCATGTGTTTCGAGTGGAATGATTCAGATTCAGATAACATGGTTGTAACCTCTCCGGATGCCGATACGAATTACGACTATTATCATGAAACTTATACCTTGCAGGACATTCTTGACAAGCTGCCGCCTGTCATAAAAAAATATTTTTGTCTTTCAATCAGAGTTAGTGAATACAAGAAAATGTGGCATGTCGAGTATGAGGGAGCAGGATGTCTTTTATCTTATTTTCATTTAAAAAATCTTATTGATGCAGCCTACGAGACGCTTTGCTGGTGCGTTGAAAATGGATATATCGGAAAGGAGAATAACTATGAATGATGAAGAAATACGGAATTTAATCAAGATTCAGTTGCGACATCTAAGTAAAGAACTGTTGATAGACGCTCTTACTGATATTTGTATGGCAAATCCTGTATTTAGAATGACAAACGTTTTGGGCAGTTTACAATGTTTCAATATAAGAGACGTTATAGATGGGGTACAACGAATAAATATGAGTTTTGATCCATTAAAACGAATATCAGAGAAGGAGGTGAATCATGGATAGTGTACAGACACAAACCCTTTCCATTCAGGGAGATGGAGGTGGTGAAGCATATATTAATTTTTGTAATGGAAGCTTATGTGTTTCTGTTGTAGTAGAAGGCAAGCAGGCGGACTTTCATTTTGATGATATTACTTTGAATGTGTTTGCTTATGCTTATAAATTGCATTGTGAAGAATGCAAAAAAAAGGAAGGAAAACAAATAACGAAAGGAGAATAATCATGGAAGTAAAGAACGGAATAATAATAGACGGAGTGCTGCATGAAGCGGTACAATATAAAATTAACTGTAAAAGATGTTCACTGCTATCTGTGTGTCATAAGTTTAATGCTGTTTGTGCCGTTATTGGTTGCGAAGCATTTGTTGAGCGTGGCAAAGTAACTGTTACATCTTATTATCGTGAAACACCTAAAAACGCTGGAGAAATAATCAAAAATAGATAAGGAGGAATAACTATGGGATTTACAACACCGTGTTTCATAAGAAAGAATACACCGGAGCTTCGAAAGAAGCTGGAAGAGTTGGGATATGAAATCCTTAATTCTGGTGATACAACTTTAGATGCGCATAATTATGACGGCAAGGGAAGTCATAAAAGTATCGAAGAGGGAAAGGCTATCATAACGTCTTATGGTAATTTATATGGAGTGGTATATGATGTAGATACTGTCACCAAGAAAGGAAGAATTGATTGCGGAACCAACGAGGAACTTTTCTTGGCTATCGCTGCATTAAAGGATGATACAGACAACAATCAATTATTCACTAATGGTAAGGGCGATTGGGGTATATACCGGGATGGCTCTGATGGAGGTTTGTCTGGAATGGATTTCTATGGGATGCCTAATGATTTTGAGATTGACAATTATCACAAGGCTACCGTAGACGAACTGATTGAACGCTTTAAAGATAAGAAAGAACAATTATGTGTAGAATAGCATATTTTGGGACAGATGGTTGTCTCGGACATCATTTTAAAGCTATTTCTGGAAGATTTTCTCCTCAAGAGAAAGAAGACCTTAGTAAAATAGATGAAGACTTTCAATTATTCGGTTTTTCCGGCTTTAATTTTTTCACGTACAAGGGGTATGGGTGTCTTTCTTTCTCTGCAAGTCCGGATGATAATCGTTATGGCAGTAAGACTGTGTTTTTTGTTGAGGGAACCTATTTAAAAACAGAAGTATTAGAGGCTTTGGAAGAAGCTCCGTTTGTGAAAAAACAATTCCAGAAGTTAGCCGATATGTATGGTGTAGAAATACCTAAAATAAAAGATTATGAATGATATAAAACTATCACTCCGGCAAATAGAAAAAATGGAACATGCTATCGGATTTAGCCGTGAGAAAATAAAAAGAAATAGATATGAGGCTTATCGTAATAGATTTGTAGTAAGTAACTCCGATAAGGACTGGGAGGAATTGGTATCTATCGGATATGCAGAAAAGCGAGAGTTTGAGATTGAAAAACAAATCGGGTACTATGTTTCCGAACTTGGGATGAAATATTTAGGGGTGTTATTTGGGTGTATAATAATAGAAAGTAAATAACTATGACCGAAGAACTTGTAACATTAGAAACAGCGAAGCTGCTGAAAGATAAGGGCTTCAATAGGAAGTGTGAACACCTAATAGACCGCAATAAGGTTATTACAAAATATGACCTTCCGCAAAGTATGTCGTGTTGTACGGAAATAGATGGCGAATCAGTTGAATTTTTGTGTCCAACATTGTATATCGCCCAAAAGTGGCTGCGTGAAATAAGAGGTGTGTATGTATATGTAGAACCTGTTATTGGAAAAAGATGGAAGCTTTCTTTTTGTGATTTCAATGTTCCAACAGAAGAAAGCGACTGGATGGAGAACGAAATAAACAAAGGGAATGGCTATAAAGTATATGTCACCTACGAGGAAGCACTGGAAGCCGGGATACAAGAAGCATTAAAACTTATATGAGAATGGACCCTGTTGTAAATGATGCTTATAGGCTTAGAAAACTTTTAGAAAAAGCAACGGGGCTAAAAGTATATAAGTCGGAACTAATAGCCAACTATTTTAATGGCTATCTAAGTATAGTACAAGAGTATAAGAATGAAACCAATCCGCACATTACAGTAGCACAAGGTAGCTGGTCGATAGAAAACGGTGGGGAGTATAAAATTTCACTCTATACACCTACAATCGTTATTAAAGGCAAGAGGATACTTAATACTCGTTTTGTAAAAGATGTAGCCTATAAGATAGTGGAAGCATTAAATGATGAATTTGGGGAAGATAATTGGAATACGTGCAATGAGGAGCAAAAGTGTTGGCTTCCCATGTCTCGAAACTCTTTCTATTTACAAATCCCAAATTTTGAGAAATATTAAAACTTATATGATTATGAGCAAAGGAATTTACACAAAAGAAAATGTAGGTAATGGTGTATTCATCTTTACCGTCAATAAGAATTTTGTAAAACCTAAATTTTGGGGACTGCATGAAGAAAACGAACAGGCACAATGTGCAGTTATTATCCATGATGGCAATGCTTTATTCTTCTATCCGGAAGATATGGATAATGATACCCATATTCTTCTTGATTGGGAGAAAGAACAAACAGGAAAGATATATCCAACCACAGAAGAAGGCATGAAGGATACCGATGGAATAGGCAATACCAAAGCATTGGCTGCATCCGGAAGCGAAATTGCTGAGAAAGTCATAGCATTGGACTTATGTGGATTAAGTTGGCGCATTCCTACACTACAAGAGAGTGTCTTAGGGTATGAACATAAGGTTATGCTGAATGCAGCCTTAGCTATCTGCGGAAAACAACCAGTGAAAGATGACTGGTATTGGTGTTCTACGAGAAAAGGAAACAAACGCAATTTTATTCTCAGTTGGGGCGACGGTTTTAGATACGACAACATTCAGGACAGTGACGATTGGGTTCGCCCCGTGTCCGCTGCCTCTCTTAATTCACTTTAACCTTATAAATGATTACAACTATGGCAAAAGTATTTATAACAAAATACGCTTTAACAACAGGCATTAAAGAGATAGAAGCGGATATTATTAGAAGTAGATTTGAAGATAGAGAATATGTAATTGATGGTTTATGTTCTTACTTCCGTATAGGGGAAAACGCATTCACCGATAAATCCGAAGCGTTGAAAAAGGCGGAAGAAATGAAGATTAGGAAAATCGCTTCTCTTCGTAAGCAGATGGAGAAACTTGAGAAATTATCTTTTAAAGTTGAGGAGATTTGATTATGAAACGTGAAATAAAATTCAGAGGAAAAAGCACTGATACGGGGAAATGGATATATGGATTTCTCTCTTTTTTCTATACTGCCGGAAGGGACGAAAACGGACTTATCCTCACAGACAAGGCAAAGATATATTCTCCGGAAGACTGCCGGTGCGATGACGTATGGGCTGAAACTGTTGGTCAGTTCACGGGAGTTAAATACAATGATAGAGAAATATATGAGCATGATTTGGTTGAATGCGCTGGTGTACTATGTGAAGTAGTGTATAGTGATAAAATCGGTTCTTTTGTGCTATTAGAAGTTCTGTCTCAAAATCTTGGAAATAAGCCAATAGGACAAATGATAGATATGTTCGGGATTAGATATGTAGGTAATATTTACGACAGCCCGGAGTTATTGAAATAAAACAACCATGAGTAAATACATGAATTGGGAACTCTACGATAAACCACCTGAGGGTTTCTCCATTGACAAGCATACTGGTTCTCCTTTGACCGGATACGACTTTTACACAAACGGGAAAAGCGTCTTAAACGGAGGAGTAAGAATTCTTGTAAAATCTCTGAATGTTCATGTTAACAACATAGCAGACAACCACTACCCCGTGAAAAGAAACACTCCCAATAACAAAGAACCCAAACAAGACCCGATGATTAACCGTAATGTGCGCCAACGGGTAAATGTCTTTGCACGCGAGAGGTTTAAAGTAAAGCTACTACAAGAAATAGAATTTGATTTAATGGTGTGTCAACTCGAAGGCTGGAGTATGGGAAGCTACGTCAATGAGCTTAAGCAATTGATTGATGATGTTTATCGGAGAATGGTTAAGACAAAGAAAAGGAATAGCAAGACTATCAGTAACCCAAAACTTGAATTTAAAGATGAATGAATTATATATACCTCCACAGCGATTAAACCGCAACCCTATTAACGGGCGGTTTTTAAAAGGAAGTATCCCTCATAACAAGGGGAAGAAATGGGATGATTACATCCCTTTGCATAAAAGGGAAAGTATGATTAAAGGATTAGCTTTAGGGAGAACGGGAAACCCTAATATAGCGGGCTGCAATGCAAAGAAAGTAGTAGCCATAAAGAGCGGACGGTTACAAGGTGTTTTCCAGTCCTCTAACGATGCGGAACGAAAGACTGGCATTTGCGCCCGTAATATCAGGAATTGCTGTTCCGGAAAGCGTAAACACGCTGGCGGCTATCAATGGTTTTGGGAAAGCGATAATAGTTGGTGTGAATTAATTATAAATGAATAATATAACCATGAGTAAATTAGAGCACATCGCCACAATTGATTACTGCTACTGGAGATTAAACAAGCTCAAAGAACAGCTTTCCAAGCCTAAATCGACTATGGAGCAGTTGGTTGATAAAGCCTGCGGTTATAATGAAGTAGAAGAAGTGAAAAAGGAAGCTATAACCCTTTTGGAACAGATTATTGAAAGCAAAAAGGCTATAGGTGCGGATTATTCGGGAGATAGCAAGTTCCTTGATAAATTAAAGAACAAAGAAACACATGAGTAAACTATACAAAGTAACCCTCTTTGGTAAATCATTCATTATAGGATGGTTCAGCCATGCGGACAAGTGGTATCATAAATTTAGTATAATATATTGAACCAATGAGAAAAGCAGACAGAATAATCAGAGACAGACATTCCCGTATCCCAGACAAATACAAGAAGATTGATACTACGGTCAACGGGGATGCGAAAAGCCTTGCCGAACAACACAATGAAGTGGAAAGAAGGCTATTCCCTCTACGCCTTAACAAGACCACTGTTATTTACGTCACAAAAGACAAACAAAATGAAGCATATGCAGCGAAAGCACGTAAACGGATGGGGATAGCAGAGCCGAAGAAACCTTTTGTCGACCCGCTTTCGGAAGAAAACATTACCAAGTTGTACAAGGAAGAAAAGATACCGCCCCGTAGAATGGCAGAGATGCTGAATGTAAGCGTAAGGACGATATATCTAAGGTTGGCTAAGTATGGACTTACAAAAGTTAAATGCAGATAACATGAAAGAGAATAATATTTTAAACAAAGAGATTTATACAGAGGCTATGATAGCAGCCTCTAAGGTTGATTTCCTTGAGAGCAAGGAAGAGGTTAAGATGTATGCCACTTCGCTGTATAACGCGATGATATGGGGCAGAAAAGTAAAATATTAAGTTTTTTATTTGGCGTTATAGAAATTAGAGGTATATTTGCAGCGTTACACTTTATGATAGGCAGACGGTTGTCTGCTATATGCAGGCATTTTTTATGCTTGTAAGTACGCTGTATATATAATACAACGGCTGTTTAACCCCGTGCTATTGCTTAATGGCGTAGCAACTGCCTATCAAGGAGTGTAACGAACGGGAAGTGAACAGCCGTTTTTCTGTTCTATAATGCCAATAAATTCGTTATAACTATGGCTAAAAAGATTATTTTATCAAAGGAGAGTAGCGAAAGCGAAATCAAAGCGTATTTCAACGCAGTGTTAAAGTTGTCACAATCTGATGACGAGTTTCCCGTAAATCTCGATGAAGTTTGGCCCTTAGTCTATTCTGAAAAAGGAAAGGCTGTTAGGGCATTGACTTCAAATGAACAGTTTATTGAGGGGGTTGATTACAAGACGCTTGCCCAAAATGGCAAGCAAGATGAAGTAAGTTGGGGAGGTAGTAATAAAATTGATTATAAACTTACCGTTTCCTGTATGGAGTTCTTCATTGCAAGAAAAGTAAGAGCCGTTTTTGAGGTGTACAGGGAAGTATTCCATCACGCCGTTCATAAAACTATTGAAGACAAGAAGAAGCCCCAGCAATCGTTAGTGCTGAAAGACCAAATTACATGGGTAAAGGAAACTAAGAAGCTTCTTAATCTTGATAATCATTCCACTTTAGGTATGCTTCAAAAAATAGCTGACCCTCTTGGATTGCCATTGCCCGAATTTGTTGATGAGGAAGCGGCACTACCAATATCAGAGCTTCTCAAACAGAAAGGAATTATGAATAAAAAAGGGAAGCGTATGAGTGGACAAGAGGGAAACAGAAGATTGCTTGAAGCCGGATTGATAGAACAAGTGACAAGACATAGCAAAAGCAAAGGGAAAGACGTTCCTCAATGGATTATCACAAAGAAAGGTGAGAAATATGGGAAAATGCACCAACACAAAGACGCTTCATTCCCTTCTCCTATATGGTTCTTAAAAACATCGAATGAATTGCTGTCATTAATGAATGTAGCATAACCTTAAAACTAATTCTTGCTCACCTTATAAACGAGGTGAGCAAACCTTATTCAATTCGTTTGAGTGAAATAAAAAATTTTAGTTCACTTGATTTACAACGAATTTCATTTTAAATAAAAGACTAAACAAATATTCATCATGGAAAGAAATACAACACCCGCTAAGAAGAAATACGACCTTAGCGCAATAGACGAATTATTCAAAGACTGCATATCTCCCGAAGAATTACGGGAAGAGCTTATCGAACTGGTGTTTGATTACGCACAATACGTAGAAGAAGGGAGCACAGATTTGTTTAAAAACAATATGAGTACCATATACATACTGTATAGGGCGTTGGAGGGCGTGAAAGAATTAGACACACAGAGTTAATGCCCTACCCAATACGGCAAAGGGTATAACCCAATGAAGTACCTTCTCAAAACGTTCTAAAAAACATTCCATTGAAGTACCCTGAATATTAGGCAGAAATCGCTGTAACAAGTAAAATCTGCCTTTTCAAGCAATATGTCTATCCTATCTTTCATATCATCGCCTTATCATAAGGTCCCCGACAACATTTGCAAGAACATTCGAACCGAACCCACGCAGCCCATCAAGCTTTCCAACCATCCGAATCAGCATGTCTATCTTTCTTTCAAGTTCACAAAGGCGAGTTATCGTACATCCGGTGCTTAAAGTATCTCCTGATACGAAACCCCTCGTCTTCATCCTCCAGATTCTCCACCGCCTTTCTATAACAAGATAGGGCCATCTTATCGGCCGGCACTTCCTGGGGTGTCTTATACCCCATATCCTCGGATATACTTTTCGCATGGTCGGAATAAATCATGTTGGCTGTAACCCACAAGGCATAACTATTGTAATGCGGCTTGTCCTCCACTTGTCCCCCAAGACTTTTTACGGCATTGCAGAACATCTCATATCCCCAATGAAAACCTTTCGTGCCATCTTGATTGACAGTCCTCTTGTTGATATTCCCGGCCTCTCTCTCTGACAAGTAGTTATCCCAGCATACTGCTTCCAGATGGGAAAGCCACGTCTCGGCCATATCCGGATGCGCCACCGCTATCTCACGGAACATATATTTTTCGGCCTCGCCAAAAATCTTCATGTTTTTGGGATTCTTGCTGTCGGACATGTTTTCATAAAGGAGATTATAGCGCTCTATCATTTCATCTTTTGTCTTCATAATAATATTTTTAAGGGAGGGCTTTCGTCCTCCCTGGTTTATACTTCTTTATTCCCCCTTTTACCGGAACATCTTTTCGCCCCTTTTTCTTTGGCGCGTTCGGATAATCAAGCCGGAAAGGTGGCGGAAATAGTGACCGGAGTTGCAAGACTTACTCCAAACGCACGGTTACAGCACTTTATATTTTCCGGCGTAATCCTTGTGACAAGTGGCGTAATGGAGATTGAGGGGATTTCCCCGGCTGTACCGATAAATGCTACCTTAAACTGTTCCAAGAACTGTTTGGTAACACTACGGCAACTTCCTTTGGGAGTATAAGTAACAAGGGAAGCCGCGTTAACGGTTACTATCGTTTGTGTCCCTACTGTATACTGGTCGGCTACTGTAAAATTCACCAAGCCGGTGGGTTGCGCTCCGGCATTGACACAATATGCCTGGCACAGATTTTCCACTACATTAACCAAGTATTGTTGGCTGGTAGCAGCGATTGCAATTGGAGTTAATTGAATCATGATATTGTCTTTTTGTATTATTTATCTTCCGCATCTTCACCTTGCGAAATAGGTTCTTCTGTTAATACTTCATAGGAATTAGGAACGTCCTGGATAGGCAGATTATACCGAAGAAGCGATTTTAATTCTTCCAAATCTTCTTTCTCAAACTCGATTTTTCCCTCAAACAACGAAAGTCCCCCATTCTTTATAGCATCATCCACGACTTTATGTGCCAGTTCCGGTATGGCGTTATCCGGAACTCCTTGCAGATACCCTGCAAGCATAGGTTCAATCAATGATGAGGACAATCCGTTCAGTACGGGAGCTATCTCTTTGGAAATGCTCCACATTGGGCTGACCCAACCGGTGGAACGCACTTTCGCATCTATATTTTCAATAAACGGCAATTGCCCTAACCGTCCTCCAAGTAATCCCTGTATAGCAGGCTGTGCCCACTTATTGAGCACAGCCGCCAATTTTTGAGCGTTTGAAAACATAAGCTTGTGCGTTAGTTGTTACAACCGCAACATCCAGTATCACAAACCTTACGTTGAGGAACGACAAGCTCGCTTAAGGCTGCCAATTCCGCAATCTGCTGTTTCATGCAACTTAAGGTGGCGGTATTGGTGCCATTATATACAGCCTGCTGCATATTGATTGCGTTCTGGTCTTCTTTGTTCTTGTTGACAATTGTCAGCAGGCGGTCATAAACATCCGCAAGCTTTTGGTCTGTGTAGGTGTTGGCTTTCAACAAGGATATTTCAGAATCCTTAGCAGCAAGTTTATCCATCATTCCCGCCTCATATCGGCTTACCGGTTTGTCTTCGGAAGTGATAACCTCTATCGGGCCTGCACAACCGCCATTTCTCACATTACCGCAACCGCCAAGAATGTTCCCTGCATTCAGCCCCAAAAAAGATGCAATGCCGGCAGAAGCCCCAACCGTGTTGTAATTACCTTGTCCTTGTCCGGTGACATTATATTCCTCACCGCTCATTCCTTTAATTCTCATAACTTTAATATTTAAACTGTTTCAAGGCAACCCGATAAGGCTGCATGACAAAGAACGGAATAATCAATGTGCTATTATAGAAGACGTGAGCGGATTGTGAGCTAGTTCTGAACTAATTTCGTGCAGGTTGTTACGGATACTCCATTTGTTCGTTTTAGCTGCAAATCTATTCCGTATCCGATTAACTGATTGGCGTGGTAATTTAGTCTGCCCGGCTATTTCTTCATCCGTCAAAAAGAGAGCAAGAATATGGATTAAGATGTAACGGGCATCTACACACTCTTCGCGGTTGCTTCCTAAAATATCAACCTCCCTTATTTCTGTATGGCGGCAAACCGCCGACATTACCGTCTGATATAATTCCTTCATTTTCATATTTCTGCTTTAAAACATAAAAGTTCTGAAAACAAAAACACAGAAGTCTTGTTTATAAGGACAAAGCCCCAAAACAATACTGCCGTGTTGTTATTCCCTTGAAGTTTGCAGACAGTGAAGGGAAATGGGGCTTTCTTTTTACTCTAAGCCCCGAAAGAGTGTCAGCAACAAGCCAACTTCTACATCGTTAATTTCTTTCTTATCTTTATGGTGAGCCAAACAATTACGAACAAAACACATGTCAGATTTATCGAAATGCTGACACCACCGTAATTGATTTTAAATTTTTCCCACCACGACAGTTCCCTCTCTACCGGATAAGGTTTGGGCACTTCAATCCTTCTTATCTTTTCGATAAAATACGGCATTTTGACCGTTACCGTAGCATGAGGATAAATGCCCAATGAATGGTTCAATATCCCGTTGCTAAATGAAGCATAGCTGTAGGCATACGGATTGCGAAGGAATGACGTTGTATCGGCAACAGATACGCTGTCCTTGTACGGTATCAGCTTCTCTTGAAATGTAGTATCATGGAAAACCACACTGTCAAGAACCTTTGTCTCAACCGGCATATAAACAGTCCTCGTTCTACAAGAACACACCGTCAACACAAGAAACACTATATACACTAACTTCTTCATAACTTCAACAGATAATGATTAACCACCACGCCTGCACATATTGCGACAGCTCCACACAGCAAGTCTGTTTTGTTCCACTTGCCGTTATAGTAGTGGCAACGGTCGCTGTTTTCCTTTATAAAGAGCATCAGCAGTGCAGTGCTGCCACCGAATACTATGGCGGTGGATAGATAGACCACCGCACCTAAGATGTTATTTCTCATATCTTATCCCAGTTTTGTTTCAGCCAGTTTATCTCTTCTTCGGTAAAGCTGCGGTCGGCGACTATGATGGTGCCATGGCAGCCGATATATGGTTCATTAAGTCTGTTATTGTTCAAACTAATACCGCCAATAAGTAATTGATTAGTATCTATTTCATTGCCTGCAATTAAATCTTTATCATTATATTTTTCTTTTGATTGAACAATTATTTCTTTTTTATTGGCAACAAAAGTGATAACATTATATGAACCAAAGTTTTCTGCATATAATTTACGATATTCAATAGCAAAAGCTCCTTTATTTGCTCCTATACGTTTGGAAGCAAAACAGGAATTATCACCAATTTCAAACCACGTCCTCTCCGCCATCACCGTGTAATCCGTTAATATCGGGAAGCCGTAGCACACTGCGTACATCTTGCCGTCGTAGCAAAGCTGGTCGGGGTAGTCGGGGATTTGGGTGATGGTAAAAACACTTGTGCCTGGAGTTAATCTATAACCAATTTGATAATCGTTACTAACCTTAATAGATGTAGGTAATTCATTTTCACCCTCTACAATATTAATCTCCTTTCTACCATTTTCAGTTGCATATTGATACTTAAGAACATTATCTCCTAATCCTATTACTTTTATCTTATATGAAGGGATTTCGACTGAATTGGCATATTGAATAAATAGATAATTAGATGTATTAGGAGTAACTTTAACAACATCAGGTTTTACCTCTGTTTGAACTGAACTTTTTCTCCATGATGTAAAATCAACCTTATAAAGCCCCATCCCGCTATTCAGCTTACCCTTACCACCATACAGGTAGGCGTGGTTGCCGTTGCCGCTAAGGTCTTTTAGGATTGATGTAGGGAGTTGGGTGATAGTGATGTTGCAATCTCCTACGAAGTTGGTATATATACCATAGCTTCTTAAACCCTCTTTCCATTCAATAGTATATACACCGTTCTTATCGGCTTCTAAAATGGTTTCCCCATAATCAAACCCAAACTTTATATGCTGCCCTTCTTGCAACCCTGTAATTAGCACCTTAAAATCATAGGGCTTTGTAGAAGAATATATAAGCGCGGTTGCTTGTAATACATTTGTAAAGGCTAATGAATTAGAAGTTAGAGAGCCTGTATATTTTTCCGGGGAATTATCCCATTTCTTAAAGTCTTCCGTGTATGCTCCAATAACATCATAGTTAGTCATACCCTGCTTCTTCGGGTCATACCAAGCCTTGATGTGCTCTTTCATACCAGCGGGCCATGAAAGACCGCCACCGCCCGAAGCGGACGGGAAACCGACAGACGGTATACCGATAGTAGGAATACCGATTGTCGGGATGCTGATGTTGGGGATAGTGATTGGGTTCATAGGCTATCCCTCTTTAATCATTTTGGCTTCCAATACTTCGGTAGCACTCTTGATTGTGACGTTTATGCCATTCGCTATCCCTGCGATGCGGAAAATAGAGTCGGAGGCATCGTTGTTGTCACGCACGTTAGGATACAATGTCACGGGCTTCATGCCCTCGATATTGGCAAATACAGTCACCATTCCGCCCTTGTTCTTTATCTGTATGGTAACGGGATTACCGTCACTGACAAACGTTGCGTAATACGCTGTTTTGCCTTCTTCTTGTTGAAATGATAAAACTTCTGCTGCCATGATGTTTACTTTTTAGAGTTTCAATACTTGGTTTCTGTTGCCTTCTCTTCGGTGGCTGACGTGTACCCATGAGAAGTTTTTCTCATCAATGACTTGGTCGAAGGGAAGTTTCAATTCTTGTATAAGGTTGAACAATCTTTTGTTTTCTTTCGGGGTATTTGGAGTACCGACAATATCGGCAGCACACCCGTTCATGTGGTCGCTCGTTTTAGAGCCGCCTACTGCTTTATTAAGAGCGGGGCAACGGTATCCGCTTGTCACTGCGATAGGTTTGCCGTAAGCCTCTCTTAACGGGTCGAGGACATTGTCAACCAACGCTTGTGCATTGGGAAGCAGTTCTTGCGGCAATCTGTTGTCTATAGCTTTCTTATCAGCCGTTTCGCTTTTAACCAGTTCTGCAATTGTAAAGTATCTCATGTTATTCCTCCTTTCTAAAATATTTGTCATAAACCACACGAGCCACCCATCCGGCAACAACACCGACACCGAATGATACAACAGTAGTCAGGTTCACCCAAAACGGTGTGTAGTGCATGTAAAGCATAACTCCCACGATGATAGCGATAACAATCGCTGCGATAATCAGTTTCTTTTTCATTTTGTTACTCCTTATCTTTAGTTATTATTTCACTCATATCTTCTTTCTCGACATCGAGCACTTTCTTTCCGAACAATCCCAACGCTTTCAGTAAGTTGAAATTATATCCCTTTGGCTTCAAGATATTGCTTATGATAGAGCAGAACTCTATGAAGCAGACAAACAAGCATGAATACACATCAATATTCCATTTATTGCCGGAAGCAATGTTTATCATCACCACCATACAGACAAAGGCAAAGTATGTCACCATTTTACCCATAGTACGGCGTACGGCACTTGAAAACCGAAATTCTTCACCCAATAGCAAGCATTTCCTTATCCCGAACATCAAATCGCATACAACGACTGAAAATGTTACTATCAGCCACGGTATCATGTGTTCCAATGACTGTGCAATAAAACTGCTTGCTATTACCGAGAAACCACCCGGTATGCTTTGGGTAATAATGTTATTCTTCATCTTATCGTTATTTGTCAATTATTCATATCTTTGTGTCTCTTATCAATAAGCTAACTACCGTCATTCCGTTTTGCTCGTGAGAGTAGGACGGGATTTTCATATCTTACCGTAATAGCGGAACCATGCACCCCATTTGCGTTCTTTCAAGTAATTCGGATTATCCTGGTTGAGTTTGGCTTCCATTTCAAATGCGCCCGCTCGATAGGCGTTTTTATTGACCTTGCCATCCCCAATCTTGTTGTCTGTAAACAGATGGTACACGAAGCTTACAAACCATTCTGCCAAATAAAGAATGTAGTAGAATAGCGGGATAAGTAACAACCACCATGCACTGACATGGAATGCCAGCAATACGGACGGGATAGCCGCTATCTCCATGCACTCGAAGAACTGTTTCTGATGTATCCGTTCATGGCGTATGGTTGCTTCGGACAGTTCTTTCAGCTTCGTAAGGATGAAGCCGAAGAGCATTATAGTTGCGTAGCCGCCAAAGAGGATGAGTTTCGCAAACCAGTTTTCATAAAATACTTTTACTCTCATAATCAAATAAGTTAAATTCAATTCTTATAATTACTTTCTTATATAATTATAGCTGTATAATTTACCATCAATTTTAAATTCAGTAAGCATCGTTGGAGCGCTCGTTTCGTTGGCAATATAACGAGGAGCACACATACCTAATAGAACAGCATAATTACCGTAATTCGTGACAGAACCGTAAACATCAGGAATTACTCGCTCATTAAGAGGACAAACTTTAAAACCGCTATCTATTCCAGGTAATGCAATTCTATATTCAAAACTTTCTATATATTTTGAAAAATATAGGGCTACTTGAAAATTTTGCGGGTCTCCCAAATAAGGCAACTCAATGTATTGCTGAAGAGTAATGGGGGTTAAATTATTCTCACCAACACAAGGATAAGGATAGCCAGCATAAAAAATGGCATTGCCGATATTAAGCAAATCAATATTTTTATTTCCAACGGCAAGATTACTAATAGATGTAGCTCCAATTTTAACCATATCTAACTATCTCCATTTTTTAATATCAGGGTTTATATTTCCGCTCTAAATTCTTATCTCTCATATCAAGCATCTGTTATAGCATACATTGTATATTCGTTTTTAGTACCGGTATTATTATATTCAGATTTAGTACGTTTAACAACTCTTTGAAGATTATCAGATACAAGAATATCTTCAATAAAAAGTCTATCATCACTTTTATCGTCATCAAATAAGTTTAATGCTATTGCTATTCGTTTAGAAACAGGTCCCTGAGAAGTATAATAACTAATATTAAATTCTATTTCATATCTTTCTTCATCAGTATAATAAGCATAAACAGAAGAAAGTTCTATACAATTTCTATAGCTTGAGTAACTATGTATATAATATTTAGTATGGTTATTGCAAATATCTATAATCATATTCTTAATAACATCAGTAGAACCAAATATTTTAACAACATGGTCATAAGCTTCTGTACCCCATATGTTTTTATTGATAGTTAACAAAGAACCATCGGCAACATCAATAACCTTACCATAACCGATATTATCCGCATACTTCTTCGTTGCAGGCTGGTAATCGCCCGTAGGGGTGAATGATGAAGTGTTGGTCTTGGTGAGGACGTCGTCCGTAAATGCAAACTCTTTCCAATTAGTCCTAACGCCATGTTGATTACCACCACCTCTTGCAAACCATCTATTAGTTAGATAAGAGCCATAGATTTGATTAGAATGACCATAATTGGCGTTTGCGAAAATCAATGCTCCATTCTCATTAATAGGATAATTATTTTCAGGTGATGTGTAATCAGTAGGGCTTTTCTGCGTAGCAAACCCCGCTCCATTTATATCGTTTAAATTCTCTGATGTAAGATTTAAATGCTCGGGAACTTCCGCCCAACCCCCATTCTTACGACCGTATGCCTTTCCATCAGTTGGCGCTTCGTCTATGCCGCCTATCTTCCCCTGGCTTACCCATTCACCGTTCACCCATGCGTAGTAATCATAAGGGGCTTCCGTGCCTACAGCCATGAACCCGTCAACTGCCGAACCGTCGGGAACAGCGGATTTCAAGGCTTCAAGGGTGGCGTATTCGCCGGCTACCTTAAATGACTTCCCAGGTTCGCCTTGTATACCTGGCTCGCCTTGTTCTCCTTTCAAAAATTCTAAAGGATAATTGACCACAGAAGCTTCACTGTTGCTTCCTGAAGGTTTAAATGCAGGTAATGATGTTACATCATCCGCTTTGTCCGCATTCGGTACTTCATTAACCCCTATGGAGTTAGCCATAAGACGGGCAACTATTTCTTGATAATCCTGTTCTGTCCAAGCCATAATTATTCCTGTTTATCGGTTACTTCTTCCGGTTGATTGTTGATAGCACGATTGAGCGCGTCAATGAAGAAAGGTTTGCAAAAAGCATTTGCATGCTCTTGTATCAGGGCCACTTCTTCATCACTATACTCTGTCTCTTCATTGGAGTTGTATATCTTCAAAGCGAGTGCATGCGATGCGATACCGTTACCGTTCCGGTATAATACATTCGCAAAATTCTCTCTACAATCTATATTTTCACAATGCTTACGGGTAATGTCCGTAGCAATCAGTAATTGTTTAAAATTTATCTTTTTCATGAGCTTGGGTATGATTTAGTTAATCTTCCATCTTTATAAAAAGAAAGTCCGCTGATGCCAAGAGACACTTGGTATCTTGACCCACTTAAATTTGAAATCATTGACAATGACCCTGCAAAAAGGGTGGTAGACGCAGTTAAGTTGCCATCACTTGCTATATTGTCCAATTTTAATCTTGGGTAAGTAACAGAAGTACCTCCGCCTCCACTATCAAGGAATGAAATTCCACCCACATCATATCCTTTTGAATTATAAAATTTTAGGCTGTTTGAATTTGGGTTTATTTCTATTTTTGTACCTGACGAAGCAGTTGACATTTTGCCAACAATGCTAACATTCCCATTTTCGTCTATCACCAAAGAGTTGTTAGGAGTTCTTACATTTTTAAACACCCCGCTGTTTGCATTTATCTCTCCTTCAAAATATCCACCAATAGCCTTTATTGTCCCGTCTGCCTGAATAGACACATTCCCGTTGGCGGATATATTTCCGGTAAAGTATATATTTTTGGAAACCACGGAAATATTATCAAGTGCCACATTGATTTCTGAACCTAATCCGTCTTTTTTGACATATAATTTAAGTTCATCGGTAACCCCATTGATGTCCAGCCCCAACTGCGTTACATCTTCCTCTATTTTTGTAACAGACAATTTGAGGTTTTCCGCTGTCTGCTCAATCTGTGAGAACTTCTGATTATTACTTTCAGAAAGCTCCTTTACTTCCAACCTGATACTTTCCGCTGTCTGCTTTATTTCGGAACTCAATTTAGTATACAAATCCTCGAATGCGTTTTCGGCAAGAGCCAGCGAATGTATGTATATATCCCCCGTAAACTTCAATTCAAAGTCGCCCGTTCCGTCCCATGTGCCGGAATACTCTTTCATTCCGTATTCCTCGCCCGGTTCAAGACGTTCAGTGAAATGCAGGTTCTGACCGGGAAATCCTATTGTCAGCGTTCCGGCTGTAGCTACCCTGTACCGGAAAGAGATAAAGAACTTCTTCGGTTCTTCTCCTTCCTCATAGGTAGGCTTATTGGCTAAGTCCGCATTGGACTGTTTTATTCCGGAAGAAAGAATACGAAGCACGTTTCTATCCCCGTCTCTGATAATGGCAGCCATAGCATCCTTGCGGGAATAGAACTTGTCGTTAACCAATAAGAACTTCCCGTTTACAGTAAAGAAACGAACATTGTTCTTTGTCTCCCAACCGTTCGTATTGCTTGCAAATGATGCGTTATACAGATAATTATCCTTTGCCTGCACCTCGTCAAGCACTTTGGAGATTTCAGAGTAAATCAAATCTTCCAGTATCTTGAATTGGGTCATAATGTTTATTCCCGTTTTCAAGATAAAGTCTCCCATGAACTTGTTGCCTTGCGGACTGATAACCGTCACTTCCTTACCTGCTAAAGAATAAGAATTTATTCCTGCATACTGGTGGATACTCGGTGCATCATCGCCATATACGGACAAGGTGATTGCGTTCTGACGCTTCTTGTCTGTTCTGTTTCCGAGCTGTACAAGGCTATCGCCTTCCTGTGGTATGTCGCTGTTTGCATCACAGTCCGTCTTGCTAAGGTCTATGTAATCCTCACCAACGCCGACACATAAGCGCCAATAGTAACGGTTGGATACATTCTCGTAGATACCCGGCTTGATATTGAAGTCTTGAAAACGTATCTGGTCGCCTTCCTTGAACGGGTTCTCGATAGCCGTTTCTCCATCATCCACCAAAAGATAGCAACGCCAAAAATCCTCGTGTTCTTCCACCTTTCCGCATTTCATTCCGGCAGCGGTGAACATGTAGTTTCCGCCTGCATAAGAGAGCTTCTTTATCTCCAACTCGGAGAACATCGCCTTAATACGCACAAAGAGTTCGTCCACTTCAATATAGGATTTACCCGTCTTGCTGTCTACTTTAATAACAAAGCCTTCACCGAGAGCACCGGAAGAAAAGTTCATGGACTGGATGTAGTCTGAAAACAATCCACCTAAGAACTTTATTAAAAATCCAGCTTCGTCCGGTCTGTCTTTTCTTATAAAGAACTTGGATAAAGCCTCTATATCAAGAGCCTTAAAGTAGACAATTCGGTCGGCGGAAGTCCTGATGAACAGTGCTGGGTCGGCATCTGCGACGCATATATATATTTCCCCGAGATTCAGACCTTGTAAATGCTCTTCATCACTCGGAGATAAAGCAGGGGGAGCTGCCTGATTGTTTTCATTAAGAGCATCACCAAACCATAATATTTTACTAAGCCTTTTTTTCATACCTCAACCTTATCAACATTAGTAAATGCAGCTTTTTCTGCGCTGAATTGCAACATCTCTCCATCTTTGGCGTGGTCTATCAGGAATGCAGGGAAAGAGGCGGAAGAACCAGCTTCAGGAGAGCCGCCAATACCTGCAATATCGTTATTCTGCAATTCAAGAGCCATATTTATATGGAACAGCTGGCTATCTTCAATAACTTGCGTCATTTCCGGAACAGAACTTTCCGAACGGACATATCTTGTCCCGTCAATTTCCACCATAGAAAGGCATAAAATACGGTTTATGTGTTTTGCAAACCAATAAGGGACGCCGCTTGAATTTCCTATCGTAAGATTATACACATCATAAGGTACTGCGTATAATTCTTCTATCTCTTGCATTTGGTTGCGATATTGCTCATTATCTATTCGAGGGGAATATCCTCCAGGTTTAAATCCTGCTTCCACACGAAAATTAAATACTTGCTGAATATCATCTACCCAAAATATGTTATCAAAAGCGGAGTTATTGCTTTTATGGGAATAACGGATAAGTACAGTTTCCTCTAACAAGTCGTCAGAGGAGCATACAATAAAAGGTTCTGATGTATATTCGTTGATTGTAACCGTATATACGGCATCCTCCAAGTCTCGAAGAATGGCGTAATACATCACTACATTGTCATTATGATTATATGTGGAAAGTGATATTGGTGTAGAATTTCCTGCGGCAAGATTGTTCAGGCTCGCTGAAACTTCCTCAGAAACATTAGTGAATACCTGTATATGGATTTTATCAGAAGCGTGGAACTTCTGAATATAGTCCATATCAAGCCCAAACTTATCTTTTACAGGTGAGAAAAAAAGAGGGCAAACATCACCAACTTTTACCATGTCCTTTCGTCCTTTTATAGTGACGTGCAACTTCACACATCATGCGCAAATATACATACTATTTAGACCAATTCCAAATAATACCTTATAAAATAACGAGTGCCTGATAGACTTATATGGAATCTCCTCATCTATTAATCCACACTCTTGACTATCAAATAATATTTTACCGCTTCCGGTCGTCCATAATTATAGCTTGCACTTTTTACGTAGCCTTTATAAATATGTCCGTTCTTTTCCACCCGAATGTAACCCGTCAAGTCTGACGGTATTTCCAAATCTCCGGTCTTGACGGAAAGTTCTCCTACTGTGAACAGTTTGTTTCCCAATACAATGCTCGACCTTTCGCTAACTCCATTGATTGTCACATCACTGTTACCGTCAGATGATGTAAACTCCAACGCGTTGGCAAAAGCACCTATATACCTTGCGTTTGCTTCAATCATAAACCTTTGGGAATACATGGCATTGAACATAGTAGAAGGAGATATGACACCGGATATTGTATATCCATCCCTTACAAGCTTGTATTTTTCTCCGTCAAGTGATGCTCCAACAAAGAATATATCATTATCACTGTCGCTGTCAGTCGTATCTTCACCTCTTTTTTCCGCAAGAAATTCCATACCATAAGCATCGGCTCTATATGGGCTAACTAATTCCAATACGTTATCTGTCAATGTAATGCCGGTGGTGTATTCATTGGTAAAGCGGAATTCATCGCGACCATTTACACTGTCGTAATCCTGTTTGTCATACCCGACTTTTACCCCCGAATAAACCAGTCCGGCATTCACATTGTATTCCAAATCGGAAGTGCTGTCCTGCAAGTCCTTTATTTCTGTATCTTGGAATAAAGTATCACGATGAACAAATGTCACCTTCTCGTCACCGATTACAGGGACAAACCCAAATTCCGCGCTCATCCAATTGGCGAATTTGGTATAAGATGTATATATTTTGGCATTGGGAAGTCCTCGTATGCTTTCTGCCGGAACTATCATCGCCATGTCTAAACGCTCATCTACTCCGGTGGCGATTTCACCCGTTACATTGTTCTTATCAGTTATAGACCTCAGTAAACGGTTAAGCAATACTTTAGGACTGATACAATCTATTTTTACAGATTTTCCACGCTCGGAAAAACTTATATTTAACGGTGTGTCAAGACTGTTGAATTTAAAATTAACGGGAAAATTTTGATATATAGGGTCAGATTTTGCAAGTGCTATATTGAAATTAATCATCTCACCTGGAGATATTGTCAAATTCTCATCAATATCGACAGTGTATGTATTAAATGTTTGAATTGTAGCGGATTGATAATATATTTTAAGCTCTTTACTATTTTCATTATAAGAGGAAAGCCGTATATATATCGGGAAGGATACGCCTGGTCTCTGATACGTAATGAATACACTGAATTTTACTTTTATCCGTATGGTCAAATCCCTGTCAGATATATTTTTGAACAGATATTCTCCGAATAGACTTTCCGTACTTTCAAATCGGTTTTCAGCCGTATCAAAAACCTCTACAATGTCCTTTGTTGCAATTTCCGGTTGTCCTAACATATAAAAAGGAATAGTATAATAAGCATTAGGATAAGCAGTCATTACATGGGAAACATTAGGCTCCTCTGCGTCACTTGGTATAGACCATTTTATATCACTGTTCATTAACAATCTGTCATAATCCAAAGGTTGGGACTCCTTTATTTCTTTTACCGGGTATTCATACTGCGTGCCTTTCTTTGCCTTAATCAAGCTTGCGAGACTGTTGTCGACGGCATTTATTTCGCACGTCGTATCATTGTAGGAAAATGTGGAGTAGTCCAAAGCACATCTGAACTTTTCATTTAACAGCCATGAGTTATTCCGGGTATAAAACACGAGTGTTGCAGATGAGTTCAGGTAATTCGACAAATATTCTTTCAGCAATAGCGAATAAGCGCCGTTGGTAAACTCAAATTTTGTGGAAAAACTACGAACAACTCCGTCATAATCCCCTCTCTTGAAAGACATCTCTACATCGTCCCAATTAACAAGCTCATTTGTGGCGTCATATGTCATTCCGCCTATCAACAGTTCACATCTGTAATACATATCTATTTCTTTTTTGAAGTTGAACGTATCATAGCATCTATGTCATCACACATACGCCTGACCATATAGGCATATTCTTTGGCGGAGAACGTGTTTTCATCAATGTGCATTTTTACATGGGACATTAAAGAAACGCGTTCTTTGGTAAAATATTCCCTATCCATTTTTATTTTCCCTATATCCGGAGATGTTTCCTGCAATTTTGCAAGGCGGTAATTGTCAGAAGCGGAAACGCTGCTTATCCGGTTCTTTATCTTATCATGTTCGTCCTCTCTGAATTTATAACCCAAAGCAGACATGACTTCTACAGCATCACTCCAGTTTCCGGAAGAAATGAGTTCCTGACATATGGCAAGACAATTTAATCGGATTTGAATTTTCAGCACTTCATTTTTCCGGTTTATTTGAGCGGAAACAGACTTTCCCCCTATTATTGATAAGTATTCATTGCATAGCTTCTCGGCCGCCAAAGCCTTTTCCCTGATACTATATCTTCCGCCTTGAACAACCTTATCAATATCCCCCAGGAATATGTCTATAAAGCGGGAAAGGCATATTTTGTTTAAGTCATTATATATCATATCTTATACTCTGCTTGAAATCCAATTATAATCCGCGATATGGTTGGCTTTCTTCATAATCCGACCAATGTTCTGCAATTGTTTGGTATTGCTTTCCATCTTTCTTTCAAGTCGGCTGTAATCGTTGTTTACATTAACAACAATCCCCTCTTCTCTCATATTCTTTAGCTTTTGTTCCAATAAACCATAATCCGATGTAAGTCCTCTACGGTCATAGATATATGACAAATCAGGGATTACCTGCGCATGCGCCGGAAGGTCTACCAATGTCGGCTTATCAGGAGTGATAAAAAGCCCGTTATTAGTTACGATACCCTCTTTCTTGCCGCCATCACCTACTATTGCCAAACCGCCGGGATGGTCTTTTGTTCCTTTGGCGTATTTGGGAATGGGCTGGGCTATTATGGTCGCCAAGCTAACTGCTCCTTGTGCTATAATTAATGGGATTATCTCAGGAGCAGCAAATGGATTAGTCCATGCTTTCATTATAGCTAAAGATGTAGCCATTATCGTTTGTATAATATTGTTAGCCTTGTCAAACTTTGCTTGCTTCTCCTGCAATGCGGCTTTTTTCTTTTCAAGCTCCGCATTTTTCTTTGCTGTTTTATCCTCCGCGGCACGTTTACGAGCTTCCGCTTCTTCGGTGGAGATTGCACCATTTTCTTCAAGTTTTTCTATTCTTTCGACTTCTCTATCATATGCTTCATCATTAGCATCTTGTTCAGCTTCCACTTCTTCCATCTTTCTTTCAAAAATAGCAGTTCCCAAATCTGCAAATCCTCCCAGTAAATCAGATATAGCTTGAATAGTTTCTGCTATTTTATCCATTTTCCTCTTGTTAGCTTCAGCTGATTTATCTACTGCGTTTATTTCTGCATCCCTAACCTTTTCTGCAAGGGCAATTTCAGCTTGTGCTATCTTTTCTTTCAATTTTAATCTATCTTCTTCCGATAGACCTGGTGTATTTAGTTGTTCTTTGGCTAAATCAATGGCTAATTGTGCTTGCTTTATAGCATATTTTTCTGTTATTTCCTGCTTCTTCCTTTCATAATCTTCTTTATTTATTAAACCTTGAGAATATTGTGCAGCTGCTTCATCTAATTCTTTAGACATTGCAGCATTTATAATAACCGATTGAAAAGAATAAGATTCTTGTATTTTCTTATTCTTTTCAGAGGCGTACCTTTCTTCTAAATCTAATCGTTTTCTTTTGTACTTCTCATCAACAAGAAAAACATCTTCTCCGTTTTTTATAGCAGCATTTATAGCTTGCTCCCTTTCGTTATCGAGTAATTCCAATCTTAATCTATATTCTTCTTCGCTCCCTTTTTTTACAATGTCTAATTTATGTTCAATTTGAGACTTTTCTTTATCAAGTCCATAGGATAATTGTTTATCTTCCAAAGCTTCTTGCATTGCTTTTGCAAGATTTTCTCTGGTTGCTTGTTCTTCCTTAGAACTGCCTCTAATAGCTGCAATTCGCTTGTTATAATTCAATGATATTTTAGCAAGTTCTTTCTCTAATCCCTCATCCATTAAATCCAGTTCGGATTGTTGTAAAGCTTCACGAATGCGAATACGCTCTTTAGCGGCTTTTTCCAAAGCTTTCTTTTCTTTATCCGTTAATATTCCATTATTGCCAGCATCGGACGCGTTACTCCCTGCTAAATCAATTTTATTAAGTTGGTTTATCAATGATTCTGTAATAGACGATATTGCTTTTTTACCGGCAGCGGCTTTAGTTGCAACATCAATTTCCTCCTTAATAACACTATTTGTTCTTTTCCATGAAGTTAGAATAGTAAAAAAACCTCTATTTTTTAATTCATCTTCCAATTTATTGCGGTTGGCAATAGCTAATTGATAATCAGTATTTTCAAACTCAAGTCTTGATTTCAAAGTTTCAATGTATTCTTCTTTAGCTTTTATGGCGGCTTCATCGGCTTTCATACCAGATTGTACATATTCTTGATACAAATTTTGCATGTTTCTTGCATTCTTTTCAAGAATATTGGATTTAGCCATTTCATTTTGAGCCATAGCAACTGCTCTATTGTTATAATCATCTTGTAGCTGATTGGCGTCCTTTAATTGATTAGCTACATTCCTAATACCTCTTGCAAAAAAATCAATAACATTCTTTGCTGGTCCAGTGGATTTTTTGAAAGATAACATAAATGCTTCCCATGCCGAAGACAATCCAAGAATTGCTCCTTGTACATTATCCCCCATAGTATTTGCCATGTTCCCAAGTTCTTCTTCAACTCCTGTTATCTGTTCTCTTAAAGGGATAAGCGCATCAATATTAGTAAGCAATGTATTGAATTGAGCCACACTTCTTTTATCAGTGAGTTCAAGCGTAGTATTTAAATCCACACCTTGCTCTTTTAACTTCTTCAACCCATTCACAAGTTCAGGCAATGTTTTTACCGCTCCACCTAATGATTTAGCCAATAGTCCATTACTATCAGCAAGATTAAGGAATATATTTCTTAAAGCTGTCGCGGCCATAGACGCATCAAATCCAGAGTCTGCCAATTTCCCTAATAAGGCTAAAGTATCTTCTATCTGAAAATTGAAAGCTTTTGCCACTGGACCCACAATAGGCATCGCTGTTTGCAAATAAGAAAAAGACAAAGCGCTCTTGGTTGTAGCAACAGCCATTGCAGATACATATCGTTCCGTTTCTGATGTGTCTGCATTAAACATTCTAAGTGCAGCACCTGCAAGAGCTGCTGCTTCTGGCAACTCTGCGCCAGTAGCTTGGGCAAATTTTAAAATACCCTCCGTTGATTGCAGAATTTCATTTTTAGAAAATCCCAATTTAGCCAGTTCTATTTGTAAGGCAGTAGCTTGTGATGCTGTATATTTAGTTGCCGCACCTAATCGTTGAGCATCAGTTGTCAAGTCTTTTATATTTTTAGATGTAGTACCTAAAATTGCTGCTAATTTGCTATTTGCAGCTTCAAAATCAACAATAGATTGAGCACCTGACTTAAATAAACCTATGAGCTTTTGAAACCCACTGATAACAGCTTGTGCTCCAACCATTCCCTTTACCATAGAACCTACCCCAATTCTAACTTCATTGAGTCCGCCTGCTACATTTGACCTTAAGATATTTCCATATCCTTTGGCGACAATTCCTAAATTTTTAAACGTCTTATTTCCGTTTTGTAATTCGACTATTGCAGCCTTTATTTCGTTCTTATATGCCCCAATAGCCATCTTTTGCTTAGTATATGAATCAGTATTTCTGCGTATATACTCTGTATTCTTAGCTATCTGATTATTTAATTGCTGACGCACTTTGTTGTCTTTATCTTCTGCATCAGTAACTTGGGAAACTGCAATGCGAAGCAGTTTATTTTGCTCTTTTGCCTCATTAATAGAATGAACCTCTTTATTTGTCAAAGCAATAGCTTCTTGCGTGGTAATTTTAAGTTTCTTCTTTTCTTGATTAAGCATCTTTTGCTGCTTTAATCTTTCCGTTTCTACTTTAGCCGCTTTTAACTCTGCTTGCGCATTTAAATCATTTGCTTTAGCCTGCTCCAAAGCTTCTTTTGTGGCTTTTTGGGTCTCCTCTGCAATGTTTTTTAAAAGAGCCTTATATTCATTTTGGATGTTAGCAAGTTCTTTCTCTGTTGTAATTAACTTTTTTTGAATCTCTTCAAATAATCTTGCCTTATTAGTCAAGTCGTCATAATTAGAAACCGGAATACTATAAGATTTAGCCAGTTCTTTCCCTAACTCCGCATATGCTTTTTTAACTTCCGTAAATTTATTAGTCAGGCTGGTTAGTTGATTTAAAGCTTTATCGCTTACTACATCGGTAATTACAAACTCGTTTGCCATAAGTCCTAATTTTGAGTGCCATGCAACATCACATGGTGATACAAAGATATTGAATTATTTAGAATTTTCTAAATAAGAAAGGCAAAAATGAAAACCAGAAAAAGGAAGAGAAAAAGAAAAAGCCAAACTTAGTGTCTGGCTTTATTATTTATAAACTGTTTAAATAAGCAGTTGAGAGGAAATGCATATACAGTTTGTTATATTTTCATTCTTCTTTCATTTTTGATAAGAAAAAATCTAAATCTTTTTTTTTCATGGTTAAATACCCATTACTTTTTTTGTCTTGAACAAATATCACTGTACTTCCAAGCACTTTTGATAAACTTACTTCAACATTATTTATTTCATCGGATACATTTTCTCCTTTATAAGTATTGTATAATTTTATGGCTCCTTCAAAAAAAGAAATCACATCTTCTTTCTTGCCATACAAAGGAGATACAATATCTATAATTCTACTATATTCCGAATTTTGCCCCATGAGGAAATATATAGGTTCTCCCCCGTCTACAATTGTTTTATTGATAAATATATTTCCTTTTTTTGCAATTTTTTTTCTAATAGTTTGTGAATTTCCCAAAATGGGAATAAACATTAAAATGGTCAGTAAAAATAATATTTTTTTCATGATGTATATATAAATTAATGATTATATTTATGTTGCCAACAATATAAACTACCTTTTTCAGCTTTTCTTTTACATCTTGTTCCTTTTTTGGTTATAGCAATACATCTCTCCGAAATCCCTTCATTTGTGTTATTATCCCCATTATAATATTTATTCCAAAATTCATATACTGTTCCATTATTTTGATATATCCAAAAACTTTTTCCGTTTAAAATTTCTCCAAAAAGTTCTCCATTATCATACCTAACTTTATCTCCTTCAATATATCCACAGACAGAAACGCTCTCATTTGAATTTTTATCTACTCGCATTTCTATTTTTACAACTCCTTCATTGTTTATAATTTCACATCCTCCTTTCGCATCTGGGAAAAAATTAGATTCGTCAAAACAGCTTCTTAATTCGTAATCCCCAACAAATTGCGATGCATCTATTTTTTCTTTAGAAGAAGAACAAGCCGCTAATAAAAATATAATAAGTGTAAATATCGTATTTTTCATATAAATATTTTTAGGTTTTGTTTAAAAAGCCAGACATTACATCTGGCTTTATTATTTGGAAATAATCTTAAGAATACAATTAGTATATCACTGCATTTCCACTGATTATATATACCGGTAAATTAGACCTACCCTTTTCTATTTTTTCAATACTAAACGAAATAATCCCATTTGCGCCCATCTCTTTGGCTTTATTAACTGCGGATGAAATCATTCTTTCATAAGTAGGGACATAATATTTTCCAATAGATATGCTTCTTTTTTCATGCACATAGTTTCTATCTTCTTTTTTTACTTTATTTCCTGAATGAAACTCCAAATATATTGGACCTACGGGAGTAAAATCCTTATTCCCAATTTCAGTAGGATTAATTACAAAGTTAGGGTCTTTGACATATTCTCTATAATCAAGGGAATATCCTATTTCATAATAAGTGCTCTTACATGATGTTACTGATAGCAAAATCAGAAACAAAAATAATAGTTTTTTCATAAGCCTTTAAATGTTATCAGATTTTTTTATGTTACATAAAAGATATTTGTTTTAAGTTTTGTTTGCAAAGTAATTCCTAATAAATCATTTTGACAATATTTTTAACGGAAATCTTTGTAATTTAGACTGGTTATAAATAGCTTATCACTTCTTTTTCCCAAATAGTTCAGAGTGGCTTCCAAGTCTAAGAAGTTCAATCCCCGTCTGTATCAAAAGATAATTATGCTTTATATGGTGTCCCATTTTCATAAAGAAATTCAGGAGCAATGTCCGCACCGTTTGCCCAAAATACTGTACCGTCAACCCCGTAACGCTCAAACTCGCTTTCATCTTTCAGTTCCTCGAAAGCCGGATATTTCAGGAGTGGCGTTAAATCTACTTTTCTTCTTTCTCCATTGTTGAACGTACACAAAAGAGTGTATTTACCCATATATTCAGCGGATTCTACTAATAGTATCATAACCTTTATTTTTAGCGTTTAATCTTTTCTATTTTCTCACCGTTTTGCGCCTTTTCCCAAATTTCAAGTAATTGCGCTTCGTGGGTGTCTATATATTCATTTATCAGTCGGATAGTCTTTGCTGTTCCCTTACCTTCTACCATCCTATCTTTGATAGTGATAGTAAACCAGTTGCCACCGTCTTTAATGTGCAGGTGTGGTGGGTTGTGGTCTTGCCCGTACATGTATATCAGAATACCCCGAATAATGTCTATTGCGCTCATGCCTTTTCTGTTGTTGTTTTGAATGAGCCAAAATCTGTCGTATCAATAACCCCGGCATATTTACCGGAACGCGCCTCGTTTATGGCTGCAACCGTCTCTTCATTAGGTTCTGAATACATTGCATCCATCAAGGTGCTTTCTACAAAATTATTCAAACTCCTGTTTGCTTTTTTGGCCTGTTCCTGCAAGATTTGCAATAAATCCTCACGCAAGCGGAACGAAGTTTGTTTTCTTACTACTGCTTCCATATTATTATTTGCATTACATTGTATTATATTGTACAGCAAATATAATACAATATTTCGGGCGACCAATCAAAAATAAGAAAAAAGTAATCCAAATAATTAATTTTCCAATAAGAGGTTTGCTATTTCAAAGATAAGGGCTATCTTTGCGGTGCTACACTTTTATATACATATTCGGATTGGGGATTTTTTTTGTGCCCGATATTAAACTACTGCCTACAATATTAGCAGAGGTTTCTCCGTACATATTTGCCCCAAAGCCGATATGGAAGTGTAGCAACTTGGAGAAACTCTCTGCTTTCTTTATTTATTAACTTTTAATTTTCATTGTTTATGCTACACTTGAATGAAAATCAAATCTTTCGATACAACGGAAGTCCTATTACCTTTCTGAAAGGAGATAGTGTTATGGTGAATGCAACCGAAATGGCTAAACCGTTCGGGAAACGTTGTAATGACTTTTTGTCAACAAAACAGACAAATGAGTTAATTAGCTCATTATCAGCCAAAACGGGAATTCCCGCAACGGACTTAGTTACTGTAAATCAAGGAGGTAACAATCAAGGCACATGGTTACATGAGGATTTGGCATTAATCTTCGCTCAATGGCTTTCTCCTGATTTCTATTTATGGTGCAATGACCGCATCAAAGAACTTCTTCAATACGGTATGACCGCCACGCAGCCAACTTTGGAGCAGATGATAAACAACCCCGACCTTGTTATCAGCCTTGCCACGCAGTTAAAGAATGAGCGTGAGGAAAAGGCAAGATTAGAACAAGAGAAGAAGCGTCTTGAAGATAAAACTGCCAGACAGGAACCTTTGGTGTCATTCGCCCAAGCCGCTTTCAAAGCAGAGGGCAAAGTAGACATAGGTCAAGCCGCAAAGATACTCAATCTCGGTTTTGGGAGGAACACCCTTTTCGGGAAGCTAAGGGATGCGGGCATATTCTTCAAAGACAGGAACGAACCGAAACAAAAGTATATTGACGCAGGCTACTTTGAAATGACGCTGTTGCCGCCAATACGCAGAGACAACCACCCTGACATATTATGCCAAAAGGTGTTTTGCAAACCAAAAGGTCTTGCTTATATTAACCATCTATTTGGCGGAAAGCCTTCTGATGGGAAAATAGCAAAAATCAAATAGCATTGAAGCATAAACATTTACAGGTACGGAGTAATGACGTACAGCTATAACTATACCCAAAAACATATTGCCACGTAAACAAGCATAGATGCACGTTGAGGTTCGACCAACGTTCACGTTATGATACCCCGTCAGCAATACGGCTGGCGGGCAGATGGCAGAAATAACGACTAAAACAAATATTCATCTATTATGGAAATCAGCACAGCAATGATGCAACACATCCTCCGATTGACGGAAGGATATACGGATTTATTGAACGAACTTAAGGAAGTCAAGGCGGAACTTGCAGAACTCAAAGGAGAAAAGCCCAAGAAGCCGACAATTCATGAAACCAAATACCCACACATGAGTATAATAACCAGGAAATGATTGTATAAGGCGGGAGTTATCCCGCCTTTGTTCTGTTTTTAATATTTTTCAATTTAAAGGCAGAAAAATTACGGGGGTTATACAAAAAACAGTGTTCTTTTTTTAATATCAGAACCAAACATATTCAATCAGTTTCCCGTTGAACATTTCGCCTCTTGGGCAAAAATTGAAAACCCCGTCTTTCTCATAAAGGATATATACTTTCCCCTCCATCTTTGCGGCTTTTCTTGCAAGCGAACGCATCTTAGCTATATCTGCCATTCTCTTTTTGTTTTCACACGCACATCCCATTATAAACCGAATTTTCTAAAATAATCCGCAATGCCTTGCTTTATATGCCTTTCCATGAATGCCTTTCTCGCATAAGAACCGACCTTGTAAATCGCCTGTCCGTATTTCTTTTCTATATCACCGCTAAAGCTTATCCCCACACTTTCAATCCTCAGTCCCTTATCTATCGGTACGGCTGTAATAGAATCGTGAAATTCACCCGTAATTATCAGGTTTGGCGTCCCTTTTGAACTTACAGGAGCGTTTATCAGCGAAGAATACATAAGCGGGGCTACCCTTTGCTTGAAAGCAGCATAGCCTTTGGCGTTCTTATACCAATACCCCGCTTCTTTGGTATTGAAATACGGGTCATTAAGGTAAGTAGGGCGTAACGGTTTGTCATTTCCGTTAATACCTGACCATAGTTGTTCTACAATATATTGGGAAACTTCTTCTCTGTTTTTTACCATAATATCCCGTATCATCGGTTCAAATCCGGTAGCAAACCGTCTGAAATTTTCTTCTGCTTCAATAATGTTAGCCATAGTCAAGACAATTTAGGGGCGAATGAACGCCCCTAATTAAACGATACCACCATTACAATATACAATCATCTTTTTTCTGTCTTGCCACACCGGAAGATGTTATATCATCGTAGATGGACGAAAGGGTTTTCTCCCTTTCTTCGGGCGGTCGGTCAAGAAAAAACACATTCTTATGTGTGTTTATGAAGTCCCTCTTCTTCATATTTCTCACCCTCTCTTCATTGAATGTTACACCTTCTACTATCATGTCCAAGCCTCAATACCTGTAATTCCGACTTCTTGCAATACAGAGGGAGATGCAAGGGTAACGGGGCCCTCGCCAACGGTAGTAATGACCCCGTTAGCATAAGAAGCACTTGTCGCCCCGTCCAACGCTTTTTCTGCATTCTTTGCCAGTAATTCACCGTAATACTCCGTAATATCCAAATTTCCGAAGTGCTCAATCAATTTGTACTTGTTTGATTCTGTTGATACCAAATCAACATATACCAATCCTTTCAATGCGTCAACGACATCAAAATCATAAGCTCTCACATCCGCGTTCTTAATATACTTTTCGTAATCCTTGAACATGGTTGCGATAGTCAAGTTGGCTTCTGTGCCGGAAGAATCCCAGTCCTGACCGCCCGGATAAACGCCGGACAATGGAATGCCCGCCAAATCTTTCGTACCGTCATTCATTCCGTAAATGACGTTGTTCTCATCTACAAAATAAGCATCAAATGCCACATTCTTTGCCACCATGATGTTTGCTTTCAAGCTGGCATCGTAGTCCTGCAAAGTCCATACATCATTTTTAGCTGAATAACTTGTGATTTTAGTAGGACCGTATCCCGTAGCAGAAGTTTGCGCCTCTCCACCGGAAGGTGCATATTCCACAATCGTTTTGATAGGGAATATTCTTCCCGGACGGTCTGCATGGCAAGCCTTTTCAAAGGCTTCCGCTGTTTTCTCTGTAGGTATCTTATGACCGTGAATAGTCAGTATGATAGCTTTTATTTTACCGGGGTCAAGCACACACACGGAACTACCTGTATTAAAAGTTGCAACGCCCGGACACTTTCTATAATCTGTTGCCATAACATTTTACTTCTTTAATGGTTAAATTTACATTTTTCATCTCGATAGCATCAATAAAATCACTGAATGGCTTCCCGTCTTCTCCTATTACCCCAACCCTGCCATATCTGTAGTTTTCAATGTAGGAATGTGGAACCACATCATTGTAACTACGGACAATGTTTATGTCTTTCTTGATTTCATCCAAGAAAAGATTGTATATAGGTCGCAATACCTGCTCAAAGGAAGTCTTTTGCCGGTCTTCATTCGAATACCCTTTCAAAGTGTTTACCATAATAATAAACTCCAGGCTAACCTCAGTCTCGGCAGAACTTCTATCTTCCGTGAACGGAGAATAAAGACATATTATAGGAAACTTCAATTTACTTGTCTTGGGACTTTTACCCCATAAAGTTAATTGATTGCTTATGTAGGCCCAGTCTCCGAATAAAAACGACACATTGCTTCCGTATCTTTCCGATACCTTTTTTACAATGTCCGCAAATATATCATTTACCGGCTTCATATTCCCATACAGTTTATTTTACGTAACATACATGGATTGAAACATACACCAGCATATTCCTTTCCTTGCAAAAGTTTATAAACACGCTTGTTCATATTTACCATATCATTCCATGCCCTAATTTGCAAAACTTGTGGAGAAACAGCATCTCCATCGGCAGAAGTTACTGTTCCCACATTTGTTACGCTGTAATTACCGTCCGCTATATACTTGAAAAATATATAGCAAGCAATAGGGCTGTATTTTTCTGATAAAATAGCAAGCAGCCTATCCCATTTATCATCAACGCTATCTTCTTTTGAATCTTCTTTTAAGTTAAGATAATCGGTAAAAGCCTTACACATATCCTCACCAAGTATACGAATCAAATATTCCTGTTCATATACGGAAATATATGATTCTATTTTGCCCAACTCCGCATCTCTTGTTATAGAGGGAGCGCCAGTGTCAGGATTTATCCCGACACTCAGCAACCCGGTGAAAGATTCGTAGTCAATTATCATACCGTATCTTTTTTCGCAGATTTACGTTTAGTGAACAACTCCTCGCAACCCAACGCTCTGGCATCATTAATCAGTTCGTTTGTCGCTTCAATTTTACCCTCGGCATAAAACTTGCTCGCAAGAGCCATTCCGACTGAAACTTCATCGCCTGTTTTATACTTCACACCATCCTTGACAAATGTTACGTTATAACGCTTAGTCAGGTTTATTCTATATTCTTTTCCCATAATTATTCTCCTTATGCTTCTTGAGTGATACCTTCTATTACAGTAGAGAATGTGTCCTTTACAAATGCGGTCTTATATTGCGACTTGATATAACACATCAGCCTCTTCTCTGCGATTACAGTCACGATATTCTTGCGGAAATCGTCATTCTCCCATCCTAAGGTAATAGACAATACCCACAAGTCACGAATATTCAAGTATGAGAAATCACCCATGATGAAATCTCCTTGTTTTACTGCTGTGGTCGTTTCTACACGCAATCCCTGAATCAATTCATCTCCATATCGGAATGGGCGGAGATATTGACCGTTAGCATCCTTAGCCAACTGCATGGACGCGTAATCCAATGGGTTCATCAGTACAAGGTTCGGACGATAAGCCATTTCGCTGGTGGATACAATTTGCGAATATGCAGCCACAAGAGCATCAAACATATTTGGCTTCTCAACATAGAAAGTAGAGAGAGAGAATGCCGGCATATCCGATGCAACGCCTTTTATTTCTCCACTAGAGCCATTGCCTGACAAAATTCCCTGCTCTTCTTTGATTCCAAGTTTATTTACCATTTCCGTTTCAACTTCATTGACGAAGCTGGGAAAATCCGACAGCGTTTCCTCTGTAAATTTAGCAGCAATAGCCACTTTGGCAGCGGTTATTGTTTTTTCTGTCAATGTCGCATCCATCAAAGGCTTTAGCCCACCTTCAGGAACCCATGCAGCATCTCCGTCCTTGCTTGTATATTCCGCATAAACCAAAGCCCTATTATTTGTGCTTGATACATTTGCATATTTTCTAATGACGGTTTGCGCTCTCGGATTGACTGATAAATTTGGGTCAACCTCAAGTCCGTAATGCGGAGCAAGGGACCCGGAAGTAATAGTTGCAGCGTCTTTCTTTTCCAGCACAAGATTTAATCCCAACTTATTGCCGGGAGCCGACTGACAAGCCGATTTCAAATCAAGAGACATAACGCCCTTCTTGTCCGCAGCAATATACTCCTTGAGCTGTTCGTGTAGCTGCTCATAAACAGATTTAATCTTTACCTCCCCGTTTTTACCTACTTCGGTAGAAGCCTTTACACGTAAAATGGCATTCTCCAATTCATTAACCTTCTCTTCAAAAGTCTTTTTGTCAATGCCGGCAAAATCCTTTTCCTTGATGTCATTTATGGAATCAGCGGCATCCTTTATGGATTTACGCAAATCTTCCAATTTCACTTCATCCGCAAGATAGCCTTTCACTTGTTTTTCAAAGGCTTCTCCCATTTTTTCGTCCAAAGATTCAAAAAACTTCTTGTTTTCTTCGGACAAGCCGGATGTGTCCATAAGTTCTAAAAATCCTAATTTCATACCGATTTTAGTTTTAATAAATTACATAATGATTTTTCTTCCGTTTTGCCATTACTGCCGGCTTCCATCCCTTTGGGTGGAGCAGGTATAACACCGTCCGGCCTAAAAGATGCAAGTGACATTGCTTTGGCTATAATTTTTTGCAAACGCTGTTGCTTGGTTGTACTCATATTTTTACATAACAAGGAAATTTCACCGCTTAAATCCTTATAAGCGTTTTCGTAGTCTTCAATTGACTTCAACCCCAAATACTCGGTTTCTCCATTACAGCCAATTGATACCACCGATATTTCATACAGCTTAACCTCTCTAACAATCAGGGCTTCTTTTTCGTAATCCCATTCGCAATTCTCCCATACATACTCATAACCAATAGAGAATTGATTAAGCGTGCCTGACTCAAGTTGTTTTATGGCCCTATCTCCAAGTTCAATCTCATCAATGCGCGCCTCAAAATAAAGCCCTCTATCATCTTCTTTCAATTCTGTAATAAATCCCAAAGGCTCTGACATGTCGTGCATCCAAAGGAGTATAATTTTGTCATTTGCCTGGCTTTGCGGCCCTCTTTCATTGATACTTTTTGAAAAGCAACCTTTCAATAGAATATCATGAGCCTTATCCATGTTTCCGAATACAGCAGCGTATCCGCTGATAGTCCGGCTTTCGGGGCTATATTGGACATCCTTCGAGTTTATGGAGAACAATTTATACTGCATCCCCATCTTATCTTTGTATTTATTTGTCATTGTTTCCATTTTCCTTACTGTTATTGACGTTATTTTCAACAGATGCACTGCTTGCTGCATTGCTATCAAAATCTCCTTTTGGATTATCCGGGTCAATATCTATGTATCTTGCAACTTCTATACGTGCCTCATCATGTGTTATCAAAGACTTATCTATCAATCTCTGTAAGGCATCAGCAACTTTAACCAATGTATTGGCTTCTGTCTCCTTATTGGTTTGAAGGCATTCAACATCTGTAAAATCAATCTTAATAAAAACACCTTCCGGACATATGGCTTTTGAAAGACATTCTGCTATCTTTCGGCTATCTGGAATGATTACGTCCTGATAAGCCTTTTTCCCAGCACTTTCAAGGTTGTCGTATTTGGCATCCGTAAAAAGATTGGCATTTATGCCCATTGCATTGGCAATCTTATCTGTACACCTCTTATCCTCTTCATGAAGTTTTAATTCATCAGCATTAAAATCAAGAGGAAGCCATCCTAATTTGTAACGTGTCACCAAAATGGGATATTCCTTGTTTACTAAGCCATAATCACGTTTAAATCTGTCCTTTATATCCTTTTCATCTTCCGAGGAAAGGGCAACATTTCCCATCTGGTCAGTATAATCATTATAGAGCACGCCTTTAGGACCACCATTTACAAGCAATGTATGGCTTGCAGACATAGAAGCTACCCAGTTTGATATAGGCTGGGAAAGGCTATCTGAAACGGACTCAAATTTGACATCAGCAGTCGCACCGCTATTTATTACTATATTGCTGTCATATATTACAAGATATTCATAGTCCTCCAACTCTAATCGAGTTCCGTTACAGTCTATATATACACTTGATATAATATTTTTCAGTTCGTATTGGCGAAACACCTTACCGGTTCCTTCCATATGGAAAATCTCAGGTGGAATTATCCACATTGCCTTAGGAGTGCTTGTTTTTGTCGCTCTAACAAGAACAATTGGACAATAGCCGAATACCTTAAGACATATTTCAATTTGCTTTACAAATGAAGAGAATGTTTGCAGCGGATTGGGAGCGTTGAGTATATTACGTATATCGGCAAATGTCCTTTTTTCATTTCCATCCTTATCTACCACATAAGGAATACCACGGGACATCATAGAACCGATTTTATCAACTACAGTGAAGAAAGGCGTACAGGAAACAAGCGCTCCGGCTTTATCCAAATTGTCAGTCATGTCATAATATACTTTCCATTTGGAACGCCTTCCAAACAAATCGGACAAAAACCAGTAGTTTCCTGCTGCATCTCTTTCTACCCGATTTACATTATCATACATCGGGATAGACTTTTTATTTTCTGGCTTCCAAAATTTAGTAAATATGCCCATATACAAAGCAGGAGTGACAGCAAATTAATGCGGCCACTCCCATATATTTAGTGTTTTAGTCCATTAATACGGTTGCGTGCAACTTCACACGCTTGTAGTGACCCTACGTGTGCAAATATATATATTATTTAGACTAATTCCAAATAACAAACAGCATTTTTATGATTATTTTTTTGATTTTCTTTTTACTCTATCCGCTATACAACACAATACATACATTGCTTCATAGACATCTTTGCCGTCATAGTCCATTAGATTACGCATAAATAAGGACATTTTATTATCTCTCTTGAATTTAAAATCTCGAATTAGCCCCTTAAATGCTTCAATATAAGAAAGTTTCCCTGTATTTTCTTGCCTTGCCCACACATCACCTATTTCAGCCCTATAATCGCGTATATAATGAAGCATCGCCTGCGAAGTCTCAATGTTTACATCGGCACCAGCGACCAGCGCGGCGATTTCTTTGATGGGAATCAATTCTCCTATATACGCATCGTCCACATATATTGTATCATGTACAACATACGCTTTCGCATACAGAAAACGCCCATTAAGCAGTGGATGTATTTCTACAATTGGAATGCCGGAAAATGCGACTGTCGCAGCCTCATAGCTGTCATATTCAAAATCTCCGCGTTTTTCTACGGTTCCGGTAAGAGCATCTGCCCCATCATCATGTGCGTTTTTCCCGAACTTCCTAAAAGATTTTATCTCTGCATAAAATTCAGGAAAGAGCACTTCCCAACCTTCCGGCATATATGTAAGATTCATAACCTCAGCGGAGCGGGTAAATATTCGAACTTCCTTATTCCCCGACTGATGAAACCATTTTATTTCTGTTTCATTATTGCCCATTATCCGTGATTGTCGCTCTACGTTTCGGGCAAAACCACGTCCACCGTTATTACTTTCAATGTTAGCTATGGTTACTCTATCTTTGGCAAGCAAAGCTGCAACTTGCGGTTCCGTAACCTCCATAGGAGCGTCCGTATATAGTATGCTTAAAATAAAGTTGCCTATTTCTGTATCCACATAATCTATGGAACATAATCTGTCACCGCCCGTATCTGCGGTATCGGTATAATTTTTCCGAATGGCACGGTTGGTATATGGTATTTCCCTATAAGTCTTGAATGTACCGTACATGAGACCTTCTATAGGTGTAGGGTTCTGCATATATTGTGTTTCAAAGACGAATGGATTTATTCTATTGAGATTATGCAATTCATCCAATGTGTGTTTAAATTCCCACAAAGGAAATTCTTTCCCGTCCGCTTCTTTTTCTATGACCGGCAATGAAAGAACAGTCCATTGCCCTGGCTCTGTTTTCATAAGATAGCCGCACAAATCATTCTCATGCAGGCGCTGCATGATTATTACAATCGGGGTGTTTCGGCTGTTCACTCGGTTACGGATAGTAGTTTCAAAGCGTTGGTTAACCTTTTCCCTTTTCACGTCAGACAAAGCGTCCTCCGGCTTAATAGGGTCGTCTATGACAATGGCGCCGGAAAACCTTGCCCCCTTTAATATGCTATCTATTTCTTTTTCTGTTTCTTTATCATCTATATCGTCCACCTCTCCAGCGCCAAATCCCGTTATCTGTCCACCTGTTGATACCGCATATACACCACCGCCAGCAGTGGTACTCCACTTCTTTTTGCTGTCTGTGCCTCTCTTTATCTGGACATACGGGAACAGCTGTTGATACTCTTCTGATTTAACTATGTCTCTAATCTCTTCTGAATTATCGTGAGCCAAATCGTCAGAATATGAGAGATGGACAAACTTTGAGGAAGGGTTGAGTGCCAATCCGTATGATATAAAGTTCTTTACGGCTAATTCGGTCTTTCCATATCGTGGTGCAATATTGATTATCAGTTTTTGAATTTTTCCGGAAATAACATCATCCAACGCATTACATATGCGTTCATGGTGTCTGCTCACCACAAATTTGCGCCCTGTTTTACTTTTAAAGAAAAATTTTGTGTAATTGAGAACGCCCGACATACAAAATGCTTGTAGATACCGCACACCGTCCATCATAGCCTTTCTATCAGTTTCTTTGCTTCCTCGACACTTATGGGTTTGCTGGTATTCATCTCTATTTCGGTAGGCTCATCAAACCCAAGCATTTTACATATACGCTCAATAGCCTTTATCTTATCATAAAGTTCTATCTTCACATATTCAACATCTACAATTTCCGGAGCATCACTTGTTCCGATATTTTTTTTCAATATCTTGGTAGATATACTTTTTATTGCTGATTTCTCTTTGTCAGAGAGCTCATCAAATTCTTTACGCTCTATCCATGTGTTGTGCATGCTGGCAATGGATGAGAAAGCTATACCGGACAATTCTTGTAGAATGCGTTCTTTAGTTATATCCGATTTGTTTTTTTGTTCCTCCTGCAACTCTTTAACCCTTTGGGCTACATTTGGGTTAGACAACAATTTGCAAGATTCTTCCCACACTTGTTTGTCTCTCATCTTCTCGCACGAATAGGCACGACGATAAGCATCGGAAGCATTGCCGCTTTCGATGTAGTAGTTGCAAAAATTCTCTTGTTTGATTGTAAGTTTTTTCATGTCTTTTCGTCAGTATGGGAAGCATGCCACTTGACATGCTTTCGCAAAGATATGTAATTATTTGGAATATCATACCTATCTATCCGAAATAACTGGTATAATTATCGAAAATATTTATCTCCCCACTTCCTTATTACTTCTTAAAAACATTTACATAATCGATAACTTTCCGATTAGCTTTATCTACTTTTCGCATGTCAAAATGGATATAGATGTCAGTCGTTGTGCTGTTCGCCCAACTATGCCCAAGCGCGTGGGCGATTACCTCTTTGGGAACATCGAGCTCTGCCGCTACCGTGGCCCATGTGTGTCTTGCCCAATATGAGGACAAATCAGGGAATAAAGGATTTCTACTCTTTTTCCCTCCCAATCCCTTCCTTTCTGTCTCTCCAATCTGTTTTAACCCTATTCCCATACGATGTAGGAAATCCTTGTAATTTCCGTATTCATCCATTATATTAAGAAGATAATCCTTCCCTTTGTATTTCTCAATTATAACCTGCGCTTCCGGTTCTACTTTAATACTGTATAATTTCCCCGTCTTAGCTCTTTTATATTCAAAACGACCATTTACCAATGCAGAATGTTTTGCGTTGAACAAATCAGCTGCATTTACCCCTATGAGATAGAACATGAGCATGAACATATCCCTATATCTAATCTGGTATTCCTCACATGGATAATCTCTCAATAACCTAAGTTGTTCTGCTGTAAGACTACGTTTCCGGGTTTCCTCTTTCTTTATTGAAAATCTTCTGAACGGATACAATGTCGTGTATTCCTCATCAATGGCATAGTTGAATACAGTGCGTATATTCCGTAGATGAATAGCATAGGCGTTAACCTTCATCGTCTTTGCCATCCACGCTTCAAAGTTTTCCAGCCATGACTTATCCATGCTCTCAAAAGTACAATGACTATCGTATTCCTCAATCTTGTTTCTTGTGGTTGTATATATAGACTTAGTCCCCTGATTGGTTTTCTTGGAAACGAATTCATCAAGGTAATAGAGAAACGTCTTTTGGTTTTCAACCTTGCTACTTACAGCTTCCTCTATCATCTTCTTCAACGCTTTGTCTGTGGTTGATTTCAGCTTTCCTTGTTGTTCCAACGTCAATATTACTATTTCCGCCTTATTGATTATTCCACGGGCAACTATATTTCTCGGCTTGTAATTTTGTGCACGCACAGAATATTCGTTCCCATTCCATTCTTTTTCCGATGCACTTAGCTGCGTAGCTATCATTATTTGTTTGTTGTGGAATACATTCAACTTTATCGGATAAGTACCATCTTTTTTTTGTCTTCTTTTATCAAGGTAGAATTTAACCGTTGCCATATATCTATGTTTTTAGTTTATGCATATCTGAAAATTTGCATAGGATTTGCATACAAAGGTAGGGTAACAACCCCTAATAACCCCCAAAAACGTACATGTTATATGGCATATATAAAGAAAAAGGCAGCTACTTTATTTGTAACTGCCTGATTTTCAGAAGAGCGGCAAGCGAGGCTCGAACTCGTGACCCTCAGCTTGGGAAGCT